ATGCAGGCTATGGATGGTATCCATAGTAAGTTTGGAAAGAAAAAATTAGGTGTCGGACCATGTTTTGTTCCTGGTCGGAACTGGTCGATGAGTAGAGATAAACTTAGCAGGAATCCTTTTAAGTGGGATGAATTATTAACTATAAAATAAAAAATTAAACTTTTACAAATTCGCCGTTTTCCTGTTTAATAAGTGCATTACCATTTTGATCTAAAACTGGCAAACCTAATTTAGATTGTAGTGAAGGATGTAATAATTTTTGGTCAACTATACCTTCATTAATAGCCTTTAAAAGCATATCTTTTAATTTTCTTTCATTATAAGTTCTGACACTTTCAGATCGTAAGGAAGAAATAATCAATTGAGATACTTTTCCCAATTTTTCATAATTTAAATCAACTAAATCATTATGTAATTTAGACAAAGATTCAATAATTGTATCTCCTTCCGTTACTGCAATCGGCAACCCTAAACTATCTACATCTTCTTTTGAAAAATAAACAATTTGAATTCGATTAAGTCTTTCTAATTTCGTATTGGTAATCAAAGCAAGAATAGCTTTCTCTATTTCAGCATCAGTACAATTTTCAACTGCCCAAACAGATAAAGTATTTTGAGAAGTTTTTAAACAAGTAGTTAAGGCATCGGCTCTGACAAAAGGTATAATTTCTGAATCCAGTGCTTTTTCTGCAATTTCCTCTTCAGAAGGCCATTTTGCTTTACTTATCTTTCTTACAAAAATAGTCATATTAAATTAACTACCTTTATTATCTTCTTCATACAATTCAACCAATTCTTTTCTATAGTCATCAATCCATTTTGGAGTTAACTTAGAGTGCTTCAGTACATTATTATATGATGGAAGCATTAATTTCTCTTGAATTCTTAATGCATATTCTTTGATTTCAGTATCTTTATGATTAAGAACGATAAGAAAATTAGTTAAAAATTGATGATCAATAAAATCAGGAGCAATATTACCTAAAATTTTTAAAATATTAAGAAGAACCTTTGTGTTATCAAAAGAATCAATAATCCATTGGCTAATTTGTTCTTGAACTTCAACTTTACTATGTTTATAAAAGTTGATTAATTCATTTTCAATAGGTGAAACATAATCGACTGGCACATCTTCATATCTCAGAAAATTATCAAATTTATTCTTAAAAATATCAAATTCTCTTTTAATTTGCTTTAAGCTCTCTTCCCCTATCTTTTGTTCTATAACAGTGGGGTCAGTAATACTAACTACGTCTGTATTTAAGTAATCTTTTAAAAAAGACTGTATCTTATCGGTTTGCCAAACCGTTTTTATTGTTTCAATCTCGTACTTAGTGATTATCTTTTTATGATTACCACTTTCATACATAGTATTATTAGATAAATTATTTGAATAGTTCATATAAAAAATCTTACATTGATTCTAAAATAAATTTCTTTGAAGCATTTATAAACTTTACTACATCCTTACTTGTAAATCTAAAAACATCCTTAGTAGATAACGTATTAACATCATAAACACTTGCTAGAGTATTTCGAGAAACTCCTGATTCATGAGTTACATAATCTTTTGAAACAGATAAATTTACCATTTCATTTAGTTCCGCCATAGCAAAACGAGTAACTTTTCTCGATCTATTCTCAATAACATTTCGATCTAATTCTTCTGAAGTACAATACTCGCGTAATGTAACCTCATTATAATCCTCCCTAATAAGAACTAGCCCCAATCTTTTTGATTGTTTATAGTTTATATATGGGGTCAGATCCGAAAACGATTTAAAAAACTTTTCAAATATACTTTCTAATTCCTCTATTTTCTCAAAGGAATTTAAAAATACAAGTGAATCATTTCTAATTTGGTAGGTACATTTTTGATTGCTACTAACCAAATCAATAAATTTAGTTATCTTTTTTGTTTGAGAACCATCCTGAGAATTAATCTCAATTAATTGTTCAGTTATTTCTTTTGGAAACAACAAATGATTTATAGCAAATTCTTTTACTAATTTATCAAGTGTTTCTGGCTTAGATTGAATGGGGGTTAAACCTCCATTTATAACAATTTGTAATTGGAAAACTTGATCGTTCATTGTATTGAAAGCAAAATATAATTAAGTTTTATTTTACAGAATACACTACATCTGAACAATCCCCCCCCTAAAATTTAAAGATTATTACCAATCAATCCTATAACTTACCTATAAACTTTTACAACTACCTCACTATACGTCGAAGTAACTGTGCAGTCTTGAGTAGAATGCACAGTAAAATTAGGTACTTCACATTGATACTCGATTAGCAATCCAGCCATAGAAAAATTGTTCTTGGCTTGGATTGCGCTCACAGATTTCAATGTAACGCTGACCTTGCATAATATTCAGAACTCGAACTAAAACTTTTTCTCCTTCTTTCCCGCGTTTGACCAAATAAGTTTTGAGTGCATTAAGAGTTGCCGGACCATATATCCCATCTACTGATAAATCTGGCCACCCTGCTTTACCATTGTTATTTAGGAGATTCAAAGCACGTTGTAAAAGAGGTTTTGCAAATCCGGTACCGCAATTCACACCAGTGTCTAGAAGCTCTTCAGCTACAGCAGAAGAAATGATATTCACCTGATCAAAACGTGGGGCTGTCCAATAGTTTTTGCGATAAATTGCTTTGGCCACTTCAAGAGGCAAATCTTTCATATTGCCCTTAAAACCATTTGTACGTGCTACAGCTTGAGTAATACCGTATTTGGTTGCACCGCCCCGATCAGCTGGGTTATTTACATACCCGCCTTCACGCTTAATTAATTCATCAAGATATTGTTCAATGTTCATTTCACTTTCCTTTAGATAATAAAAAACCGCCCGAAGGCGGCATTAACTGTTTTCGATATCTCTTTTAGCTTTCTTAACTTCTTTAAGTACTTCAATAATCGTCTTACCTTCCTGTTTGTTAATGAAGTTAAAGATCCAGCGGACTAAAGCCCAGCCAGGTAAACCACAAACAAAGAAGAATCCTCCAAGAGCAATCATCCCCCATATATCAGTAACCCATTCATGAAGCCCCCATTTCACGATAATGAATGAGCCGCCAGCGAGGCTTGATACAACCGTACAAATCAAGCCCACTGCCCACTCTTGTGGTGAGCGTGGCATACGTGTCATTAATACAACTGCTACAACCAAGCTGGCCGCCAAAGCCACCACAATTGCAAACCCATAAAATTTTAATAGTGCTGTAAAGCCACTAGTGGAAACTGGTTCCATTTATTTCTCCAGAAAAAAACCGCTAAAAAGCGTTAGTTGTTCGTTGTCCAATCCATCATTGGACAGATCATAAAAAAGCACCCGAATTGGGTGCTCAAAGTTCTTTTAAGGTTTAAAGGGTTTGTAAGATTTTCCCTCCGTTAATCAATTGAGTTGTCAGTGGTGCAACTCCCACAATTGCAGGTCCACCCGGCCCCGGCTGACCTTCAGTTGTGCCATGGTATTGCCAATTCCATGTTCCATCATTAGTAGACTTGGTACCACGTTGGCCCCAATTTCCGCCATCACCTGATAATGGAGATCCATAACGATCATTTTGGGTTCGGTAACCTTTACCGGGTACCGAAGCTTCGGCATCGGTTACTTTGACAACCATAAAGTCACCATTTAAGTACCAACGCCAGTCTTGTGAATCGTTAGTAATAGGTTGTCCGGTCATAACCCGACCAAAAGGTGCACCAGCTCCACCCGGAATACCTTGAACACCATAAGACAACCCAGTGTAAATACCGCTTGGTGTTGCTCCACCACCAGATCCACCTCGAGCTAGAGTGCCGCCATCAATAATCAGGTTTAGTTTGCTGTGCCGGTTCAATAAACCGGGTGCTCCCTGAAACCCATCACGTCGGGTTTTAGTAAAGTTGTAATCCGGATCGGACTCCCATGCGCCAAATGCCAAATGAGGTAAACCGCCATCACCACCACGCCCAACAACAGCACCTTTAATAGTCAGATTTACCACCAGATCAGGTGGGAACTCACCAGTATCAATGGCGGGTAGTTCAGTCGCTGCAGGGGCAATAAATTCCTGTTTCGGCGGACTGGAGTTGTAGTCGAATTTATAGACAAATCTGGTTTCCGGTCGATAAGAACTCGAACTAGAAACTAGTGCACCAGATTCAACTACAAAACTGATTTCGCCAGTCGTTGGCAAATCCCCTCTTTGCATCTGATATAAACGCGCCAGATTAATATCCAGCTGGTCATATCGAATGTAAATTGGAGAATCATCAACCGGCACGTCAATAAAGTCTTTATCGTTGAGGTAATAGCGCTCATCGTAATTAATTGCTGTAATAGTATTAGAGAACTGGTCAACCGGTTCTCTTTTTGCAACCAGATAAGGCAATGAACCTTTAGTATCATCATTAACTACTGTATAGATGGTATTTACAAAATCATCAGGACTTAGCTTTAAGGCCCCGTTCGGCAACCGCCCTAAAACCACCTTATTTTTGGCTGAACCCGGTGTAACAGGAATCAGGTCCACTGTGCCATCCGCCATTTGCAGATAAATCACATAGCTCTTGCCTGCAATGAAATCTACATCATGGCTTAAGGTGAGGACTAAACCTTCTTGCTGTACCACCTCACCGCTTTGATGAATACCATTGCGATAATCCGCTACAGCAATCCGGTCACGTAAAACCAGTAATTCTGATTCTGGTGCCGCATCAAAGGTAATGGATTTGCGCTGGAAGCGCATCTTGTTCCAAATCCGGTATGCATTGAAATGCGCTTGCCACTTGTTTCGTACACCAACAGATTTCACCTCTTTTGGGTTTTTGGCTCCTTTATCCGGTAAATAGATATTGATACGGCTATCGTCGGTCGGATCCGTGTATTCATAGATCAGTCCGTCGTAGTCATCCATCACGCCAAAGGTCAGGTCATGCTTGTAACTATCCGGAATGATATTCCTGAAGTTAAACAGCATTACCGAGTTATCAGTTGGCCGTTCAAAATAAAGCTTGAGCTTATTGTTTTGCCGATATGCAGTACAAAACACCGCATCACAAAGATTGGTAACCAGCTCTTCAAAAGATAGATTCGTATCATCAATGGTAGTACAGAACTCAGCCGCTAGCGGCGTACCAAAATAATCAACTACATCATTATAGGTCCGATAGATGTTTTCAAGATCAATCTCATCGATCGAACGGCGGCCAATCTTGTCATCGAGTGCCATAGATACCAAAGCATCAGCAAAGCTAGACGTTGGATATAGCTCTGTTGTCATTGCCCCGTTTTTATAAGTCGGCAACATTCGCTGAAGATCAAAATTGATCTTGCGGGACTTAACAGATAAAGCTCCAGTGGTTGCATAAGTACGCGCACGAAAAACCGTTTCATGTTCATACACTGTGCTTTGTAAAGGATAAGCACCGTAAAGCGCCTGCCACTTTACTTCATCAACAACTGTTGTGACTGTCGGAGTCGGAGTTAAACGGCGTGCACGGACACTACAACGCCCCTGAAACGTGACCATATCAAGTGTTGCACCAACGGTCTGACGTGACTTTGCCGAACCTTTCAAAATGATCTGCTTCAGCATCGGATTACCAATCGCTGCACCAGATTCATTTACCGGTGTTACTTCAACTTCAATCGTGACATTAACAGCGGCCTGATACCCACCTGAAGAAACGGTATAAAGTCCATTGGTGGCCACAAAATTACACAGCACCCGGCTACGTTCAACATTGTCCAGAATGAATGGACCAATCCATTTTTCACCTATTGAACTGATCTTTGGTGACAAAGCTGCAGTTTGTTGGTTATTTAACTCTTTAAGCTTTAACCAGTTAGCATTAACGGCCGCCGGATTTGATAACGTCATACGGTCATCAGCTACCGATAGAACGCTATAAGTACCATTTAAATCAAAAGTCTGGCCATTAAACGTGAATGAGGCATTGGTGATTTCTACGCGGTCATTACTTACAAACTTAGTGGTTAAATCTGTGTTGTTTGCCGTTGCCCGAAGAATCTCGTTTGGATATGCAAAATGAAGGTAGTTCGTACCTTCTAAAGATTGTGTATCAGCAGGACGTAAAACTTGGCCATTAACAGAAGTTTGATGCTGAACCGTTAGTGGCGGCGTGGTAATTTCGGTACCAAGCGAGAAATATGGCTCACCTGAAACAATATCTACACCTGGTCGAAAGACTTCTACCGATGCGCCAGCAATATCGACAATATTGGTTTCACCGTCATAAGCTCCATTGATTTTATAGTGTCCACGCCCAATACAGCCCACTACATGCTCAACTTCAACGTTGTTTTCATATACCTTGTAAGGTACTGCGATTAGGTCGGGAGTATTCCACCCAGCTCCATAGTTATCAGCAATACGACCATTCACCCGGATCTTGTTTTCCCGGTTAGAAAGTTCATTGTTTGCTGAAGAAGACTGGTTAGTATTTTGAGTCGTTTGTGCTATTGATGGCGTTGGCATTAAAAATGCGATCGCAATACTAATCACAATCGAAACAATAGCCGCGACCCATTTAGGGTTCTCAACTACGATAAAAGTGCCCGGTAAGAAATCAAGCTGCTTTAAGTCATATGCATTCTTTGGTGTGACTTCATTCGCAAATGAAATTTCGGCATGATCCATATTGCTTGTAGTATGAAAGATACGGACATGCTCAGGCATATGTTCATATTTTGAAGTGAGCCATTGCCCAATGGTTTGAGCCTGCTCAATTGTCTTTTCTTCAGACAAAGCGTCTTTTTTATAAATAACTTTAATCATAATAACTGACCCGATTAAACCCCATTTCCATCACAACCTCTTCAGGCAAATAAGTGACTCCGCTTTCCATGAGGTGAAGAATCTTTTGCCCACGAAAAAGCCCCACATGCGGGGGCTTATTTCTTTGTCTCGGATGGAAGGCGACTATGCAGCCTTCCTTGGGCATGGGTAGCGGATTTAAAAGTTTTAACCGTGAAGATAAAAAAGTAATTTTGCCCTTAGGCTGCATAAAGAGTTCAAGCGCTTCAGCCCGATCTATGCCATATAGGTCCATTGCAGCTTCATGAACAAAGTGAACACAGTTGTAGTGATCCTCGTCATATTGCCTATCGAGCAAATGATCATGACTTTTCATATAGCCCCCTTCAAACCACTAAAGCGATCCAGTGCAAAAATGTCCCCAGTTTTAGTGGTATTTAATCGTGGTGATTCAGCCTTGAATGTCACAGCTTTATGGTTCATGGCGACACTTGAGAGTTGCAGTCCAAGTAAATAAAACATTGGAGAGTTCAGATTGTCTGAACTGTAAATCCGGTAATTTACGGTTGGCTTTACATCTGGATATTGCCCTTCGATTACCCGTTCAAACTCATCAGGCATCACATCACCTAGACCAGAGATAGAAACGGTTAATGTCTGGTCCAGATCACCAAGCATTCCGGATCTTTGTATAGAGACTGGCAAGAACTCATAATAGACCTGACCGGATCCTTCCTTATGTTGTACATAGACACCTCGGTCATCATTACGGACTACCCGATAAGTATTCATAAAAGAAGGATGTGATAGCTCAATACACTCCAGTTGATAGACATCAACTTTCCGATTGAAAAAGAACTTGGCATATTCGTTATCCATTAGACCTCCCAATCTTTAATTAATGCTATATCGGCATTCAGGTTAGGCTGGTTTTGAACAACTTCGAGCTGCGCGTTCACACGATATAAGTTGCCGTTGACTTCATTGGTCTTGAACGAGTTTGGAATGAAATTGCATAGATATTGCTGACGTGTTCCCTGATCAATCACCAAATCCGCATAAAATGAGGCTGGTTTGTTCTGGTAGACCCGCCAGAAAGCCATCATTTTATTGAAATCGGTTTTACTTAAGTTCCAGTTCACATCAACAATGTGGCTGTTACGTTTCACATCGATGTAATAGCGACCACGACCGCCATCCATCTGCTGACGTTTCACATCATCACCTGGTGTTACGCCATAGCCGCTGGTCTGAGGATTTAGCTTTAACTTGTACATAACTTTCCTTCAGGTAATAAAAAACCGACCTCATAATGGGTCGGTATAAAAGTATCTTTAACAACTAAAGTCTTGATATTTCTTCAGATATCTGACTAGATTCATGTAAAATATAGTTTATTAATTGATTTGAAATCGTTAGATGAAGATGATAGTCAGCTGTTGTTCTAAACCTCTTTAATTTTTGTATTCGATTTTTGATTTCCGCAGCTCTTTTCTGAATCATTTCAGACGTTGAACCCGCAGGGTACCCACTAAGTCTGCTATAGACTTTTTCATGAGCTCCACATTTTGTCTTTGTTACTGGCCATAATAGTCGTTGTTCTAAATGATGTCGGACTTCATAAAAAGCATGGTAATAAGCACGCCCTATAATATTCCTTTTGTGACATTCATCATATTTTGTAGAATTACCTAACAGCTCATAACAGTAATTTAGTGTATCTGTAGTAGCCATTTTTCAATCCACGCCCACTTCATAAGGAATAATAAAATATGAAAGTTTATTCAGTTCATCAATTAAACCCTCATCATAGCATTTACTAAATATTTCTGAATTCATAGCGTCAATCTCATCAAAACTTCTATCGACATAAAGCAATATTAAAAATTCATCATCAATAAAACTATATTCATATTTTCGACACCGAACATTCCTTGAGTTAAAACATTTAAAAAGAATTGAACCGATATGTTTCAAGACTCTAGAATCAATTTCTAGTTTATTTTTAATTTCAAAAAACTGAATAAATTCATTAAAGTCTTCCTTTTTAAATCTTTTATAATAATTTAAATCATCATTTAAAATTCCATCTAGAAAATAAGTTATAGGTTTGAAGTCAATAGGAATAAAACTTTCTAAGGGTAAATTTTGTTTACTACACAAACTTATAATTTTATCAATATTTTCATTAGCACTAGAAAAATCTACTGAGCTAAGAAAAACAAAATAAAGATTCGATAAAATTGATACACTATTGCTAATTTTCAGTACTTCTCGAGCGTATTGATGCGCAAGAATAGGATTATCAAAATACATTTCAATAATACTGTTGCTTAATAAAAACCAATCTAGTGGCTCAGTTTCTTTAATATCATTAAGCAACCGTTTGCATCTAAAATACTGAAATTCACTTATCGATCCAGTAAGAACAGCAGAGTTAATAATATCGGTTACTTCTGATGACTTAGTTTTAGGAACTGGAGGAAGCATAAGAATATTCACCAATTTTTTGAAATTTTGTCCTAATTTATTTAAAAAAGCTACCTCTAAAGGTAGCTTTTAAATTAACGATTCCGTCTTGCTGTCGTATTCTCAGTCAAAGACCGACTAATAGTTGAGTTTGGATTACCGATTTGATCACTAACAAGTTTCGGTACCTTTCTTGGAAGCTGCTTATCCAGTTCATCTGTAACAATGATCCGGACTGTTTGCTCATCCAGTTGTTCAGCTTCAACTGTCGCTCCACTCACCTGATTAATCACTTCAATTTTGAAATTGATTGTCGGTGAAGCAGGCTCAATTGAAGGCATAATCTCAGCTTGAGGGCGTGAAGTACGTCCTAAAGTAAAATCCTGAACATCATCCAGATTTGAACGATCCTGAACTAAACCATTTGATGAGAAGTAGACCTTGCCATCATGGAATAAGTCAGAATTTGCCGAAGACGCCAACTTAGGTGTGTCTCTATTACCTTTATAGATAATCTGAGTATCTTGAACCGGTTGATTAAAGATGTCAGCTTGCTTTTGGCTTTCTATAAAGGCATTAGAACTCATCATTGCACGGCGCATGACACTATCAGCCGAGGCATTGTTATTGAGAAAAGCTTCAGGGTTTGCACTCTTACGCATTTTCTCAACTAAACCAACTCCGCCCCATCTTTTAATGTCTTCTTGGGACCAGACCACCTCTCCTTTATGGACAATACCTGCAGGTTCATATTTTCTACCAGATCCAGTGTAACCACCGTCAGCAAAGCCTTGATCTTTGATTGCACGGATGTTTGCAATAATGCTAGCCCCTTGAGCAACTGCCCCAGCAATCAACGGTAAGTTAAGAGGAAAACCAGCTTTTGAAGCTGCTGCAATATTTTGCTGAATCGCAATACCAGCAGCTGCAATCGCATAAGCTTTATCTGCAGCGAACATGATTTTGTAAGCTTTAGATTGCTCTCCAAACATTGAACCAAACATAGATGTAAGAGAACCCATCATTTGGCCACCAAATGCAATTTGGGTGTTCAAACGATCTTGCTGATATTTATCTTCAATATCCTGAGCATTCTGAGCATATTCGGCAGCAATCTGATTGCGTTGGTCCTGAGCAGCTTGAATGATTGCTGTTTTCTGGTTTTCGAAATCCTGCTGCTTAATTAGTCCAGCTTCGAATTGAGCATTCAAACCATCTAAAGAGTTTTGCTCATTCAGGTCGGTAGCAGCAAATTGACTATCTGCTAAATCATTTGCAGCATTTAAACGGCTAAATCGTTCCTGATCCTGTCTGAAAAATTCTCCGGTACCATTCATATCCGCTTGGATACCACCCCAGTTTTGAGCAGCATTATTCACTTTATCGCGTGTCTCTTTATCCTGATTGGCTTTAGATAATGCGATTAGCTTTTGCCGCTCTTCTATAGAAAGCTTGGTATTCTTAAGAATTTCCTCCCGTTCGAGTCTGTAACGTTCCTGCATGGCTTGCGTTTCAGAAAGCAGAGATAAACGGGCTTGAAACAACCGCTGTTCCTGAGCTAGTTTTAATAACCCTAACTCTTGCTGTTTTTGCTGTTCCAGCAATTCAACAGCTTGCTTCTGCTCAAACTTACTTAATTCAAGGTCATGAGCTGCATTGAACTTTTTACGGTTAAAGGACTCTTCTAGTAACTGTTCCTCGGTTTTCTGGAACTCCTTATAGTCTTCCAATTTCGTTCTAAGGGCTTGTTTGGCTATAGCAATATCATTATCTGCACGACGATTTATTTCCGCCTTTATTTCTGCAGTACGTTCCGGGCTAAAGTTTGCTTTATCAACATCCTCCAGTCTTGCCTTTCTATTATTGTTAATCCGTCCGACTTCACTAGCCACCTCATTTTCAAGTGACCGTTGCAAATCCTGTTGACGTTCAAGTTGAGATTGAATATCACCAGCTGCTTTATCACTTCCTTTACTTGCACCACCTTTCACCTTGCTCTGCATCTTGGGAGATTGATGTAGAAGCTTAAGAGACACTCCATCCTCAAAGATCACTTCACTGACATAACCACCTCCCTTGCTGTCATACCATGTCTTGATATCTTTCACAGCAACATTGGTCGTGATTGGTGTTCCTTCAGGCATTGAAAAATCAATACCTTTATGAAATGAAGAAGCCCCTTTAGTTGGGGCTTTTCGTGGACCATAATTAGAACTGATCTTGTAGGAAGTTAAAGGTTTTCCTCCCGCCTGTAATCGAGCCAGATGTTCATTAGAAACTTTCTGACCTGACAATGAGCCACCATATCGGACGTCAAGATGTGGACCAGTACCAATACCGGATTGACCGGAAATACCGACCAAGCGTTTAGTAAGTTTTGCTTGTTTTTCAATTTCCTGCGTCTGCTTTCTTTTAGCTTCAGTTAATTTATCTTCTCGCTCCTGTTGTTCTTCGATGATCTTGAGATTTCTAAGTGCGCTATCAATTTCATCTTTAGACAAAATTGCACTCATTCCTTTAGCTTTTTGCAGTTCTAAAATGGCATTAGCTTGAGCAACAGTGTAACCTTTATCAAGCCAACCTGATTTATAGATTGAATCAATAACGCTATCTTTTTGCTTGGCTTGATAATCTTGCAAAGCCTTAGTTGCCTTTTCTGCTTCAGTAGCAGTATTTCCTAAAGCATCCGCTTGTTTTTGATGCTGAATTGCCGCATTTTGTGCTTCATTACCTCCAAGTTTCACTTCAACTCTTAATAATTTAAGTTTCTCAGCTGATAAACTTGCTTTAGATGCATTGTCATCATACTGCGCAGCCTGTTTTTTCAGATTTTCATATAGATCTGTAGGCAACTTAATTTTATTTAGACGTTCAATGGCTTCTGTATAGCTGATAGTTCCAGTTCTCGCTTCTTGGGAAATTTTTTCAACCTCCCTATTTCCTCGTGCATAGTTCTCGATATCAATTAATGCAGACCCTACAGCACGCGATGATTTCTCTAATGCTTTATTTTGTGCATTAAAAGCAGTAGTTAAATCATTAACTGCTTTAGCCTTATCATTGCCAGTTAATTTTTTTAACTCCTCATCAGCTTTCTCAGCAACTTTAGCTTGTTCAGCAAGCTTTTGCTTTGCCTCCTCTGCCTTATTATTAAAATAAGAATAGGCTGCCGCTAATCCCATTACTCCTAATGTTGCAACTCCAGCCCACCCACCAATTAATCCAAACGCCCCTTTAGCTAGTCTCCCTGCAATTGAAGTTGCAGTATTTAGCTTAATTTGAGCTGCTGTTTGTGCATTTGTAGCAGCAGTTACTGCTGCCTGTGCTTGTGCGTATCGAGTTGCTGCCGCTGTTGCGCCAAATTTAGCTTGGGTTTCTGCATTTGTTGCTCGCACATTCGCGAGATGAGCTTTTGCTGCATTCAAAGCAGCGGTAGCTTCTGCATATTCTGCTTGAGCATTTAATACAGATGCTTGGCGGCTCGCTAAAGTTGAAGCCATTCCCTCTTTAATAGCAGCGCTCTTCATCAAAATTGCACGAGTGATATATCCAATACCAACTACTAAAGCCCCATCAGCAATTAAATCTAAATTACTTGCAAGAGTTTGAACTGATCCAGCTAATACCTGTGCCGCACCACTTCCCTTACCTGCTTCGCCAACAAATTTTGTGATCTCGTTGTTTAGGAGTGTGAGAGACTGCCCGATTGTGATATCTGTTTTAGCAAAAAGAGCATCAACATCAGATTCTACATTTCTAAGCGCTTTTACAATTTCTTGTGAAGTAATTTTTCCTTCAGCTGCTACTGAACGTAATTCACCTACAGTAATACCCATACCTTTAGCAATAGCCTTTGCTAGTGCTGGGGTTTGCTCCATTACAGAATTAAGTTCTTCTCCACGCAACGTTCCACTAGCCAAGGCCTGCCCGAACTGAACTAAAGCTGCATCAGCAGCTTCTGCGCTTGCACCACTAATTGCTACAGCTTTAGAAACTGTTTCAGTTAAACGTGCTGTGTCATCCATTGTGAGGTTTAAAGTTTTGGCATTATCACTAAAACGCTGGTAAACCTGTAACACAGAATCCCAAGCTGAATAGGTTTTTTGAGCAATTCGGAAAGTGTCTTCCGTTGCTTTATTTAGTTCAACTTGATTGTTAGTGACTAACTTAAGGCGATTTTGTAATCCAGTATATGTATCCATCTTTGAAATGGCTGAACCTACTGTTAATAAACCAGCCATGTGTCCAGCTAAAGCTCTGGTGGCTACAGACAAGCTGTCCATAGACTTAGATGCAAATTCACCTTTACGTTCAATGCTAACAAGTTCATTGCCTAGATTACGCGCATTACGTTCAGCATTTTGCGAATCAATAACAATGACCAAACGGGATTCTTGTGCCATCTTTACTTTCCTCTAGGCATTAAAAAACCCACTCAAATGAGTGGGCTCTGTTTAAATTAAAAATAATTACTAAGCTGGGCAGTTAAACCAGTTCGGTCGTGCTAGAAATCTTTGTCCATTAGACATGGCTATCACCGAACAGTCTGCATCGATCAACGGCTCATTTTGTAGGTTCCTGAAATCCAACAATCTAGCAATATCTCGTGCTGCTTCATTCGCTTTCACTACTAAGTGTGAGTAATACGCGAACTTCTTCATATCAAGCATTTTTACAGCAAGCAGAACTGGAACGATTTCATCATTTTCTATGATGACTGCTTCAGTAAGTTTGCGAACCATCTCATAGGCGTCTTTATCAAATAAAGGATCTTGAGGTTTCTTTTCCTCTGGTTTTGCCTTTAAATCCATAACTTCTAAATAATGCTTAGCATCTTCAAAGTGAATCGCTCTCAATTCTCGGTAACTTGCTGAGTATTTAAAGTGATTCTTTAAGCGACTCCACATTTGCACAATCAAATTTTTATTACCTTTTGCTCTTGTATGAACAATGTTATAAAGAATGCCAGCTTGTTCTGGTGAGATAGTTTGTTTTCCATTAAGCAACCATTCCATCACAAGTGAATCATAGGCACGAATTACCATTAAATGAAATTTAGGGCTAATCCACATTGCATATGCATAAACTAGTTCTTTTACTCCAAATGTCCCAACTCCATTGACCACTTTTACAGCACTCCTCATATTTGAGGGGTGGTCGTTTTCTGAGCTTCTCATATTTGAGAAGCTGTCGATTTCTTTGATTAATTCTTGCGTTTGCTCATTACGCAAAAAGTTAGCAGGCTTATGTTTAGCCAAGTCTCCACTAGCCTTGTGAAGGTCATTCAAGCAATAACGCCCATCTTCATCTTGGCGAATAGTAAATTCACCAATAACTAATGGCTTATTATTTGGATTTAAAAAGTTTTGTGTTAAATTAGACATGTTGTCTTTCCTGTAGATTGCGACATCAATTAAGCCCTGTCCGCCAAGATCATGGGCTTTTTTGTTGCCTATTGATTTCATGCTTTCGCACTCTCTCGCGTTAGTTTCTTTTTAAGCTCTTCAAAATGTCTCACTAAGTAGTTATTCAGAGAGCGCCCTTCTTTCTTTGCCTGCTCTAACAAAAACTCTTTTAGCTCCTCAGGCATCCGCGTATTCATTTGTACAACATTCATAATTTCTCCTTTATAGTCTCACATCAAATGTTAGCGTTTTGCTATGTTAGCAATATGCTAATATTGATGTCAATATTTTTTGATAGCATAATGCTAACAACCTTCAATTTAGTTGTAATATAATGGCTGATATTCAATTTAATCTACGCATTCCAGAGGAATTGAAAGAAAAGATTAAGCAAGCCGCAACTGAGAGTGGCCGATCAATTAATGCTGAAGCTCAATACAGGCTTGAGCAAAGCTTTGAATTACCACGTTCAATCAATATGGAAAAAGTGCTGCGTTTTATTGATGCTGTTAACGCTTTAGAAAGAATTGAAAAATTGGAAAAGGAATTGGATTCTTTAAAAAAAATAGAATAAGTTCAATATAATTACCACTATATGAAAAAGCACCCTAGGGTGCTTTTATTAAAACTTATTCCACCCACATGCATTATTTTGCTTTCTCATGCCCGCCTTTAGTGCGACAAGGTTGAATTCTTGTAATGAAATCCCGCCATCGCTTGTTTTAAAGAAAATCTTTAGTTTATTTGCCGACTTAATTAGACTAACCAACTCCTCATTCTCGCCAAAATCCTGCCAGTCCTCTTCACTACGGACCTTTATCGGTTGAGCTTCTGTTGTTTTGTCTGTTTCAACAAAAACATAATCTTCACTTGTATAAGACAAGTGTCTTTGTGACCATAAACTTATAGATGTTGTGCCACCCTCACATCCAAGTCTTAAAATAGGATAGATGTATTTAAAACCCTCACCAACTGTTAGGCTAGATGGTGTTGCTGTAGCATGTTTTGCTGAAAAATGATATTCAGCATCCTTATATTTAGGTTCAGGTATTTTGAAGTTTGGGGGTATTAATTCATCCTTGTCATTAAATTTTGGTTGTTGGTTGCAAATTTCAGACCACGCTCTTGAAAATTGTTGATTAGCTATATTGTTTTCATCTTCAAAGAGTACCGTTTTATTATTAAGCACAATATATCTAGTTTTACCAACATACCCACCCATTCGATTCTTTGAGTTAACCTCACCACAAAAACCTTTCTGGTTTGAAAACATGGCGGAGCTTGGATCTATTAAATCCTGCTTAACAATCTCCTCAGAAAATGATTTTACCACCAAGTTAAGTCTTGCCTGCTTCTCCTCCTTGCTTTCACACCCTACCAAACCAAAAACCAAACTTAATAAAATAATCTTTTTCATATAAAATGCACCCAATATCAACACCTTAAAATTAGCTAATAATCCAAATAAAAATTATTAAAGCTATAAATAAAATAACTCCACTGATTATCCATTCAGATTTAGGGTAACCCCATACATTATCTGGATTATTAAAATCAGGTTCTCTTCTACGTGTCGTTTTCTTAGTATGACTAGAGAACTTAGAATAAGATAAACCAGTACCTGGAATACCTACTGTTGTGCGAGTACCCTTCTTACTTACATTTACACGTGCACCTTTCCCACCCACAGAAACACTTGATAGCCCTTTTTTACTAATATTGACACGGATTCCAGGAGCAATTTTTATACTTTTTCTAAAATTCAATCCCATCACATCACCTATCTAGAGCAGATCTTTTTAGAAGCACTGATGGAACCATCATTACAAACAAACTTACTACCATCGCAATGACTTATCCCACCTTTCTTACCAGAGCACGGTTGTCTCCCTCTACCTGCTTCCGCAACACTTAATGAGCTTAAAACTAATAAAAGACTTAAAATGACTTGTTTCATGGTTTTTACCGTTTGTTATAAAGTGTACTAACTTTAACAAACTGGTTACTAAATGTCACATAAAGGAAAACCACCCGAAGGTGGTCTTTTAAATCAGGCTATGCATGTAAAAGTTTTTCAGCACCAGCAGCCAAGAAAGCCGATCGAGTAGTATATCTCTTACCTTTACCTACATTCTCATCAATTTTACGAATCAAACGGCTTGGTAAAGTAACATTGATTTTTTCTGGTTTACCCAGATAACGACTAACATCAACTTCGGTAACCGCCCAGATCATTCCTTTATATTCAGGATCATCGACAAATTTAACTAGTTCGGAAGCTAATGGGATTTCCTCACCATCTTCAGCCAATATTTCTAAATGGCCTGAAATAGCTTCTTTAACATTCTCAATAGCTTCTTCAAGTGTGTCACCAGCACTAAAACAACCTGGAATATCAGGAACAGTGACACCAAATGCCTCAGTATCTGATCCTCGTTCAATTGCAATTGGATATAACATCTCAACACTCCATGCCCTTGGCATAAACATATCGCCCACTGCGTTATGATTAGTTGTAAGGGATATAGTATTTAAAGTCGGGAAACAGCGGGTCAATTTAGACCCGCTTGTTTCAAAATGCTTTTAACAGTTCCGTTTGGTAAATCCTTTTTAGGATGTGGGATTGTAACTAACCCCTTTTTGGTTGGGTGTTTAAAGTGATGATGACTTCCTGAAACCCTAACCTCATACCAACCATCTGCTTCAATCATTTTGATTAAATCCAGACTTTTCACACCAATCCCTTATTAACTTGATGAGATAATAATAACCCTAGAGTTATTATATGTAAATAACTCTAGGGTTACTTTTTTGAGGACTTGGAATTTATTTTTTTATGGGCTTCATCTAAAAACAAGTTATCCAACGCAAAAATACAGTCATTAAAAATATGAGCAGCCACTGGCAAATCATTATGCTCAGCATAGACATTGATAGCCTGCTGATCTAAAGATAACGGTATGCTTTGCTCATAACGTCTGGATCTGCATATAGTGCTAAATGCCGAAAGAATGGATTCAGCCGCGTACGAATATTCTGGTGGATCCGGAATGTGGCCACCTAAGAATTTGATTTGTTCGATTTCATGCGCCGTTTTCGATGCATACGCTTTTTGGTATTTGTAGAGCTCGATGACTTTCCCAGAATTAAAGCCTTGTCCTTGTCGGCTTCTTCCTGAATCTTCTGTGCCTGTTCTTTGATGAATAACCAGATTGAAATACCAATGTCACCTTGATTGAGAAGTTTTGAGGCATTCTCAGGTGTATAAGGTTTTTCGGACTCGACAGTTTTACCTTCCACCACTTCAGCAAACACCACACCCTTCCAATCTTCAATCAGGTGAGCAGCACATGCATCTAATAATAGTTCATGATATAGCTTAGCGTTTTCATCTTTTACCATCACATCATAGCCTTTGGATGTGATTTGGTTTCCTGCCTTCTCTAGTGCAACTTGAAAGGGCTTATAACCAATTCCCCGGATTTTAAACTCTGCCTGCCCACCTTCAGTTTCAAATGTGCACCATTGGGCAACATCCGAGCTTTTAATAATTCCGACTTTTAAAGCCATAGCAACCTCTGAAATTTTTGAAATAAAAAAGCCCATGGGATTCCATAGGCTTTGTTACTGATTAAGCTGATTACACAAGAGCACGTACAATCGTTGGAGCTGTACGAACTTGAGCAAAGTTGATGTCTACAGTAATGATGTCATCACCACCACCATCCGGGTGATTGGCTTCCATCACTTCTAATTGAGGGAAATTAAACGAGTATTTACTGCCTTTGCTGTCTTTAATATCAAAGGTCAGAGTAAACACATCTCGGGTTTTAATGGCATCGATCCATCCTGCTGCAGTAGAAGAGAACATGAATGAAGCATTTGCTTCGATATCCATCATCTTTTCAATGTAGAACTCTGGTGTGTATTTGCCTGAGCCGATACAACGGATTGCTTCAAGGTTGTTATTAATTGAAAGCGTAAGCGATTGCATGCACGCTTTACCTTGAATTGATTGACCATTAATAAGCAAGTTTTCCACGTTTGGCATACTGACCAATGGACGGGTTGAAGCCGCTATAGGATTAGTGACAGGATTGACTTGCTGACGGGTAAATGAGCTACCAACAAGTCCAAAGTTACCTGTGATTTTCCCAGTTGTTTGAATGGTGATTTCACCGGTATTTACCTGCACACCACGGTAGATAAACACCTGCCCAATATCTTCAAAAACTTTAACCAGCGTTAATGACTTACGTACGGTACCACCAATGGTTAAGCTGTTTGCTGCCCAGTTATTGAAAGCTAAAACACTTAAGAATAAATCAAAGGTACCAAGTGACAATTCAAACTCTAACTGACCAGCTACTTCAGCTTCTGTGACCACACCGCCTTGACGGTAGCGTGAATCCACCACTTCACTGCTTTCTTCAGTAGAGACATTTTCAGATAGGCCATCGGTTACACGGCGAACAGTGTACCAAACTGGATTTGCCGGGGTTATTCCTAAAACTGCTTCTTCACAAGCATATAATCGAATTTTTGCGCCTGAACTCATTTATAATTCTCCAAAATTTAGGCATAAAAAAACCCGCTTTAGCAGCGGGCAGTTATAAAAATGGGCGTAAAAAACCCGCTAAAAAAACGGGTTTTTAAGGAGTTTCATCGGCATCTGAGACTTCCGGCGGTTCTATCCCATTCATGGCTGCAGCAACTGCTTCGGATAAATTTGTTGGTTGAAACTGAACCGGTGTCTCACTCACTGTTTCTTCAAATTCGGGTTCGGGCTCTTCATATAAACGAATATCAATCCAGCGCCCCTCTGGAATTTCAAGTGGCTGGCCAAGGTCGGCGACAATTGCGGCAAGTTCAATATCAAACTTTCGTTTGTAAGTCTTAATTGAAATATCACCGTTCTCTAGAGTTTCATAAACAACCGCAACAACAGTGTTGCCATTAGCATCTTTAGGTACTTCGATGTACCAACCTTCTTGAGCAAAACCAAGTGAACCTTTAATTAAGTAGTCACCTGTACCTAATTTTTCAAAACTGATTGGTTGCATTTCAGCATCATGGTTAAGTTCAATATGATCACTAAATAACTTAACAATAGGAGAAGCTGCCTTAATAAATCCATTACCATCTACTGAAGTGTTCTTTTCAGTTCTTACTTTATAAAGTGCCCAGTTTCCAGAATTCAAAGAACTATGCTTAAAACGGAAATACCCTTCGTGAGTAGAAGCAGCAAATAACAACTGAGCTAGTGATGTTGAACCACGTGTAAATGAAATTCCTGATGCATATGCAGGTAAAGTTGCTGAAGCTGTCGCATTGGTCCAGACTAACTGATTGACTGTTGGAAAGGATGTTTCGCTTTCTGTTAAAAGAAATGACCCTGAGCCAGCAACCTGCACATCTCCCAGACCAAATGCCCCAACTTCCATGATATTGCCGGCACTTGTCCCAACAGTTCGAGATGCTGGATTACTTGTTGGAATATTTTGAATTTGAGAGAAATTTGGCGTTAAGTTTGGAATACCTGAAGCAAAAGGTAGCATAAACTGACGCTTACCTTGAGCTGAGTTATATGGGAAAGGCCGATGATCCCAAGAATATTTAAAGACTAGATTTGCCATTATGCAGTCACCCCGTCAATTACCTGAAAAGTCAGAGTTTCAGTGTGCTGTGTATTGCCACCAATGACTGCTTTAATGTCCATTTGACATAGCCCTAAAGGCCAAGTTGCAGTGCTTGTACTAGATTTAATGTTCAGCCAACCCTTCTGTGTACTCTGACTTAATGCTGTACAAGTTAATGTACCCACAGCAGTGCCTTCCAAAGTTTTGACTTGAGATGTAAAGGTGTAACCCGTCAGATCAATTGCACGACGTACATCATCTGGTGGATATTGTAAGGTTTCATCCATGTCCACTAGCTGTAGATTTAAGTTGAATGTGTCACCACGCTTAAAACAAAAATTGCTCATAAGTGATTCCTATAGGTATAAAAAAACCACCTTTGAGGTGGTAGTGAATATGATGTAAAAAAACCGCCTATTAGCGGTCATTTAATTAAAGAGAATTAGGGTTTGTAATCTAGCTCAACACTTACTCCAGTAACGATATTATGTTTGGGGCCATCTATGCACTGAACGTTTGCTAAACGGATATTCACATCAGAAACACAAAGCTTATTTTCACTTTGCCATTTGCTCAACTCTACAGACATAACATCCTCAAGATGTCGTTCCAGTTCTTGCCGTTTAATTTCGATTTCTTCTAAAGTCAGCATACATGACATATCAATTCACCTTGTACCCAATGCTCACATTATACTGAATGAAGTCAGCATCTTGCCCGACAAAAATTGATTGTCCTTCTAAACATTCTAGATGATCGATTGAGTAATATTCAAAATGGGCAAGCCAAGCATCACACAGTTTTGTGATTTCGATTATTCCTGTATTGGGACGTGCAAAGCATTGAATCATGATATTACCCGTACGCCGGATACATGGTTTATCTGCAATGCCTGAGGTAAAACTCGGGCCACCTGCAATCGTTAAACGGCACCATACACCTTTTGTTGGAACAATAAAGTCTGGTGCATTTGGATACTGAATCCGTTCTTGAGCAATACCCGTAAAGCTTTGCATGCGATCTATAATAGCTTGCCTTGTCTGCTCTAAATTCATTGTCATTTTAACCACCGTACTTTTGAGAAATAAAATTAAAAGTGAGGTCATAAATACCTTGTGGCGCTTGATCAGACCAACCGTTTTCTAAGCGCTCAGCATAAGGCTTGTTGTTCTGTATATAGACCAAATTGCCCAATTTAATCTTTACGGCTTGAATAGCTGCGTCCTGAATGGGATTTGTTTCTGGCTCACGTACACCAAAATCAGTAGATCCAACCGAAACAATATGTGAAGCACGGTATGCTCCAGTATCAACAGGACTTAAATTAACTAAGGATTGCACGGTATCCATGACAATATTCTTTACATGGTCTTCTGCTGCTTTAGACACATCAAGACTAAAACTAGTAGGCTTTTTCCCCTTCCATCCCATGATTCACCTCACTTTCTTCGTACATTTCAAATAAGTCTTGAGCGATTGCTTGAATTGAATATGCTTCAAACTCAACGCTAGGTTCGCTTTCACCCATTCGCCGCTTTACTATTTGCCAGACATGAACAGCTTCATGTAAAAGCAATCCATAAACTTGAATTTGATCTTTATCCGCCGTATCACCAATTTGGACGATTGCATATGCGCCATCAGAAAAAGTACTGACTTGTGCATCCGCTCCCATATCCAAAAATTGATCGGCTTTATCCATATCTTCAAATAACAAATCCATGTGTAGTTGATTTCGAGCAAGCGTGTACTGCACATGTTGGAATGGCGATATATACCATTCAGGAACATAATCAGAATTAACCATGGTTTAACCTGTTAACTCGGTAAAGGCGTTTCAGTCGCTTCTCTACCATCAAATGAGTTATGAATAAAAATGCCATCCTCATATTTGGGATGGCATTTGCAATGAAATGTTGAATGGTGTTTTAAATCATTTTCAGGTATCACCTGAACGCTGTCATAAACTTCAAGTGCAGTCCAAGTCATTTTTGCTCCAATAAAAAACCCACCGAAGTGGGCTTTGAATTATTCAAAAAGTGGTATTTCGCCTCTAAATTGTGGAAACTCTAATAATGCTATTGCTCTAATTTCCTCTGCCAGAACGGAATCACCATCATTATGTTTTCCAATATTAAGATAATAATTTTTATGATTGTGTATATGATAAATAATCCATTCACCTGTTAGTTTTCCGTTTTCTATACGATCCAGATATTGCTTACTAGAGCTTAAGTAAGCCAACTTTGAAACTTTTTCATTTAAAGTTAAATTGGGATCATTATAAATATCTATAAAATCCTTATAAAAATTGGGGTTTGAATTGATCTGACTCTTAATATTTAAAGACATTGAACTTAACCCGATTTGTTCAAAGTGTTTATGCCACAAACCCTTCAATGGCATATATTTAAACAGAGTAGGTGGTTTCATTCTTTTGTAATTTATATCTGGATTTTCTAAGTTCCTCATTTCACTTAAGATCATATCTATATTAGCCCCCTAAAGAATGCATAGAACATTTTTATTAGGAAAACTGAAGTAAATCTTGATTCGGTAATTTCTTCAAAATCACTATTCATAACTAAATGGAAAAATAAATGAACTTCATCCTGAAGATGGTCATTATTGGCTTTTATATTTTCATATATTTTTTCGACTCTACTCATAATATCCCCCTGCTCAGAGGGATATTAGATCAAGTATTTAAACCTTTCTCAACTGACATTTCCAAATAGTTGCAGCGGGATCCTGTTGAATGTGTTTGACACGAAAAGTACCTAAGGCTGTTAGCCATTCATCATCAATTTTAGGTGTCATGGACACTTCATTTTGAAGCACGGTAGCCTTCTTATCTGTGGCCAGGACTCCAAGCGTCTGAATCTCATATTGACTGTAAGAGCCAAACAGAACGCCACGGCCGGAATAGTTTTCTTTAACTTCAACATACGTTTCAGTTTTAGGATCCCAATTCGTTTTTGAAATCCGCTCACATGTAAAGGTATGAACGGCATCCGCTAAATCATCATTAAATGCTTCGGTAATATCTGCCTGAATCTCGTCTCTTAAGCCCATATCACGCCCTGTAAAGTGGTATGCCAAAGCCATTAAAACTTGCATTTGGATCTTTCAAATCAAGTGAATCAATAAAGTCAATTGCTATCTGTTCAAAACTAGATATTGCTTCTGATCCGTCTTGGTATTCTTTTTCCGACTCAACAGAATCAGCTTTGACCTTCTTACGCTTCAATTGCTGCTCTTTGCCGTTATAAATTACCTTGGCCAGAATTCCTTTGATAATTTCACAAGCTGCATCCTTAAGAAGTGGGTCAATAGGATCTGGTACAAAACCTATTCTGTTTTTCATCCACACATTCGCCAGCTTTACCAGACGAGCTTTATCACTGTCTGGTGCAAAATCGCTGCCCAAAATTGAATTTGCGTCATCTACAGTAATAAAGCTCATTGCATTATTCCTTCGGGATCAATTTAAGGAGTTCTGCTTTTGTTGCAGACGGCTTGTAACCAATGTTTTTACTAGCCAAATACTCTTTTAATTGATCATTTGACCAGTTTTCAAAATCATTAACTGCCGTTTCTGTAGCTGGCTTTTCTTCCGCTTTTCCAGCTTCCAATTCAGCAATACGTGCCTGCATTGCGGGAATATCGTTTTTAAATGCATCAAATTCAGTTTTTATACCGACCACTTGAGCTTCAGCTTCTTTGAGAGCTTTATCTGCTAAGACTACTGCATCCTTTAAACGTGAATTTTCCGACAACAGCTCTGACTGGTTACCACCAGCCTGCTCTAAGATGGCAATTTTTTGCTTAAGCTGAGTGTTTTCTTCAACTACCTTTTCACATTCTGCTTTTGCATCATCAATTACAGATTGAAGTTCAGGGGTGACTCCTACCTCGACATTTACCGTGGCCAAAGTCGTTTTTTGTGGCTCTTCCAACTTACGAACTTCAACTGGAACTTCTAAAGATTCGTAATCCTTTTGAATCTTTGGATAATTACCGTAAATAATTACCTCTTTTGCTTTCAGATTTGGGTTTTCATAATAGTCAGGGTTAGCAATAATACCCGTCTCTAATGCAGCCAGTGCTGCAATGCGCGTATAGATAATCTTCATGGTGCTTTTCTCTTAATAATAAAAAAGAGGGCTTATTAGCCCCCTTGCGGTTTTAATTTTTGGGTTTTAACCAGTTGTCGCTGTACCAGATAAATCAAGTAAGGTACCTGCTGTCATTTTGTTGCTGGTTGCATATTTAATCCAGTTAGCACTTGAACCAAGTAATGTAAGGTCAGGATTCTCACCTTTCGATGTATCCCAACTATAACCAAGAATATCTAGGTTAAATGCACCTTCAGCACGCATACCGATTGCCAAGTTTTCTTCATCATTGATGTCATAGGCTCGGAAGCCTGGTACTTGTGATTCAGTTACAGTGACAGCACCATACTGCAAACCAAAAGCATCGTTATCACCTACAGCATCCGTCACCAAGACTGGCTTACCTAATGTACCCGGTAAACCACCATAGATAACGATTTCAGATTCACCGTAAATTTGCTTAGTGATTGCATCATCGACAATATCGAAATATGTATCTGAGTTCATCACCCATAAACCAATACGGCCAAACTTATCACCAAACTTACGCATACCACGAGTTAATGCTTTGCGACCATCAACTACAATACTACCTTTTGCAACCATGTCCGGATTGCTAGAAATGGCCGCTTTTAAAGAAGCTAAACTGTACTCTAATCGGCCTGCAACCAATGCATCTGCAAGATCGTAACCAACAACCATAGCAAATTCTTCAGGTGTACGAGCACGGCGTTTAAATGCCTCTTCAGTAGATGCATAAGGACCATATTTATATGGAATTTTTACACCTACAGACTCACCTGCACCGATTTTTTCCGGAGTGACTTTTGCATTGGAGTTCACATCACGATGTTTAATGCTACCACCAACTTTATAAAATGCGTTTTTATTGAAGTCACCTTGAATGATTTCATTACGATAAATAATCGCACCATTGGAAGCTTCATTAAAGACATTCAAATTGTCTTGTAAACGTTCTAAATACGCTGTTTGGGCCAGTTGGTTGTAGATGATCATGTCGGAATTAACTGTCGTAGTCATAACTACTTATCTCCAAATATTTAATGATTAGTTCGGTAGTTTTAGGAAGGCATCATTGCCATGTTCTTTGATGTAATCTGCTTTCTGAGAAACAGACATTTCACTGCGTTTCATTCCAGTAGGTGCTCCACCTTTGCCCCCACCTTGAAAACCGCCACCAGTTCCTTTACCACCTTTAAGAATTAAGTCTTTATGCTGGTATCCACCAACCAATGACTCTAAAGCTTCATCAACATTTGCAAGTTCACCCGGTCGGACACGCGAATAAATCTTTTCGCCGTTCGGATCATATGCAACCACCTTGCCCTCTTCGATTTTGAAGTGATGGCCAAAGGTTGCCTGAACCATATCCACAGGTACTGCAATGTTGTCTTGAATGTACTTAGAACGAGCAAAACCACCGCCGATAAGTTCTTTATGTAAAGAGGCCTCTAGAGCATCACGTTGCTCAACAATCGGAGCATATTTTTCTTCAACTGCCTTGATAGCTTCAGCTTTCACTTTCTCAACTTCACCGGCATCCACCAGCTTTTTATCATCGAGATTTTGGATTGTTTGTAATGCCTTTTTAGCTGCCGCTGGGTCTTCAATTCCTTCAAAAGCTTTTAATGCTTTTTCGGCTGCTTCTTTGGCTTCACGATGTGTTTTAGCTTCATTGTTTAAGCGTGCAATTGTTGCTACCGAATGAGGTGCATCATGTGGCATTTCTTTGCCGTCATCATGAATATAGATCGGCTTATCACCGTCTACTTCCGCATAAACTTTACCGTCGATTGTTACTGTTTTAAGTTTCATTGGTCATCCAACCTATATATACAAAATGGGCATCCGCCCGGATTCGCCGTTAGCATCCGCTTTCGGCAGGCAATAAAAAAGCGCCCCGAAGGACGCTAAATTTCGATTAAAAACTTAGAAATTTTTTGCAAATAAACGGTAGCCTTCTAGCTCCCAAAGTTTATTTTCTGCGAGCTTTTCTGCGTTACCACGCGCCATACGCTCACCAATTTCAGCATCAAAGTTTTCAGCATTTACACATGCGCTAAATCCAGTTGCTAGAAAAAACTTGCCATCTAAAAATGCATGCACAAAGGTAGAAGTCGTGCCTCCGGGGCGTTGTTCAACCGTATATGTCACTCGCCCCATTAATGCATCAATTTGCGCTTTGGTTACTCGAGGTGCCACGGACTTTTCAGCTAACTCTTGCTCTGTTACTTCTTCGGTCATTTTCATACTCACAAAAAAAGCACCCTTAAGGTGCTACGGTTAAAGTTAAGTTTTACTTAAAGGGTGGTTAATGCTTTCATTCTTTCGAATGAATACCCGTAAATTGCCATGGCTCTTGAAATTTTGATTCGAAGAAATGGGACAAGAATATTCTTTGTACTCAAGATATATTGAGCATCTGACATATTGATCTGCTTTTCAGACATTTGTATTACCTTTTGCTAGGTTTCCTTTACTCTCTAAACTTCTTGTCTTGGCTCATCACCAACTAAGCGGATGCCTTGAGGTCCACCCACATCAAATGTTGCGGTAATAGTCGCTGGTCCACTAAAAACATCGCAATTCATCTTTACAGAGGTTAATCCAGCTAATGGAATACCTGTTTCCTCGTCACAAAGGGCGAGATGAGAAGATCTATCTGAAACTCTTTTAAGTACTAAATGTCTAACTTTTGACTCACTCATAAACCCAGCTCCATAAAGGTTTGCTCGTCCAACTTACGAAGTTGGTCTAATGTGTACAATCGCCCTTCAGGATCGAAGAACTTATCAAAATCAAATTTCCCTTCTTTATAAAGCTTGTAACGCTTTGGCCCTAACCATTCTCTTTGAAAGAAATCATCAGTCTTTTTGAAGAACTCTTTAAATGTAGTGTTGGCGTCAATCTGTCCAATCAGTTGGTCACGCTCATCCTTAGGAATATCCTTAACTCTTCGTTCATCCATAACAAATGGTCGTTCGCCAACTAATTTCCCGTCTTTCTCTACGGGCACTAGAATACTGCGGCAATTTGGATGTAAAGGTGGTACCCGTTTTGCTGGATCGTTAATCTCCCATACAGTTCCATCAAGAGATGCACAAAGTTTAGATGTCCTTCCGTCCAGCGTTGCAACCAATCGAACATATTCAAAGCCAATTTGGTTGTAGCTATTTAGATAGGCTTGATTGGCCACATGACTTCGTACAGTTCTCACCGTTCGCTCAATATCAGTCTTGGTACCGTTTAAAATCCCGTCTTCATAATTGAGACGCTTGGTACCACGAATACGCTGAACAATTTCTTGGTTAGTTTTGCCTGAGTTAATTCCATCTCGAATTGCATACTCAACCTTTTGTCGGGCACTTTCAGCAATTTTAGATAGAAGATCATCAACAAGAGCACCGCCAACCAATGGCACCTTTTTAGCTGCAGAATAAAGCTTTTCACCATCAGGTTTTTTAAGCTTACTACCATATAACTTGGCAATATAATTAGCTTCATAAACAGCCAAAGCTGTAGCAGAGACGGCGAAAGCTTCAGGCAAGCTGGTACTTACACTAGCAAACCACTGAGCAATCAAATCTCTAATTTCCCTGAGATTTGAAGTTGTGTATTTACCGCCAGCTAAAGCAATTTTCTCCGACTCATTAAGCTCGTCCAATAAATCACGAAGTTTAGATAGCATTGCACTCGTATCTTCATTGAATAAACCTAAAAGCTCATTAACAGTATTTGATGAAGCGCGATAAAGGTATGCTTGATGCTGCGTGAGTGCTTCAAATAGTTTTTTGATATCTGTTGCCATCTCACTCTACCTTTGGTTCAAAGTCCCATCTTGCTCAGCTTCAACGTTCTGCAACTCTTCTTCATATTTTTGTTTCGGGAACATACCTGTTTGGTTGTATTCCCACCACGATTTAAATGAAGATCGGCCTTGTAGAGCTGCTTCAAATAACTGTCGAGCTAACTCAGCTAAATAACCTTGCTTGTTAAACTCCTGACTAATTTCAAATACCAATTCGTCCTTAGAGAGAACATCAACATCAGGCATTACAAACTTTGCAGCCCATCTTAATGCTGCAGATAATGCTTCATTCATATTGACTACACAGAGTGAAAGAACTGAATGCTGAACGGCGTCATCGCTATTCGCTTCGGTGGCGGTCTTTTTACCCGCAGTACCCTTCTCAATTAAACGCGCCCCCATCTCCTTCATTTTTTCCCACTTGTCTTTCATAGCTTCCCGGGCGAGCGTATTAGGATCCGCTTGTACAATTCCTAAACCACCATTTTCAGGTAAAGGCAAAAGTACTTTTGCACCAATGTAAATGCCACGTTTCTTAGCTTGGTCGTACCACTCCCAATTAACACCTTTCGCATAGTATTGAGGTTGGCCCATATAAAAAACGGACTCTTGAAAGTCCGCGCTGTCTCGATAATGGGCTAAATTGAGATTAGCCAAAGGAAGTAAGGGCGGCTTCTTAATCTCTTCTGAGTTATCTATGGCTCCGACAAAGGTAAATGGAATATATGTCCAAAAGTTCCCGTTATAATCCGTTGGGAATTTCTTTTGTCCCCCTACCCAATTACCTTTTTCACCCTTTGTGTAAACCTGAACTGAATAGATATATTTCCCATCACTCTCAGGTTCTAAACGAAGTACACGATACTGTTCTACTTCATTTTTACTAAAACCATCTGCTCCGCGTTCAGACCTAAATTCACGGATAACTACTAGACAAAGCTTTTTCTGGTTATCGATCATTACTGAATCCCAGTTCACTACATCTAGGGCATTCAATAAATGAATCATCGGATAGGCTTTTTGCGCTTTAAATTCCGCGAGATTACGAGCTGGAGGTACATCTGGGTAATCTACGTATAAAGCGCAACGATAATGTTTTAATAAATGGCGAATACCATTTTGAGCCAGTTGATAAGTACTAAGGCCTGCTCCATTCGCATTACGTTCTAAATGTGCAAGTTCTGGAGGAAATTTAAAACTTGGATCAGTTGCAAAAGCTGCTCCAACCAAACTATTTGAGGTAGTACCAGTAACTTCATAAAAGACTGCACGGGTACGATAAGCCTCATAAGCGCTTTTATTTGCAGGTGATTTATCATGAGCATTTGGCATCGGCAAATATTTTTCACCTTTAACCTTAACTGTATCTTCACCTTCACAAACATCATCAAGTTTTTGCCAGTATGGCAAGTTCTTAACATATTCAGCATGTTGAAAAGTTACATCACTCATCGTGCAAATCCCATATCAGCAAAGAAGGTTTCAAATCCTTCATGTAATTCATTAAAAGCGTCAGATCCACCATCTACCTGATCGTCATTTGTTCCATTAGGGAAATTCCGAAGTTCTTCAATAAAGGCTTTGTTCCAATCACCTTTAAGCATTCGAACATTCCCAACATTTACTTGAGCGGCAAAAGGCTGTGCCCGAGTGATCTTGTCACCCGATACTGGTTTGGCAACCACATGATAGCCACTGAGAAGTTTTGTAAATGCCAGAGCTTGAGATTTCCCTGCTTGACCAGGATCCTGAGGAATTCGAACAGTTACGTTTTTTCCATCAAGCTCAGTGGTTTGCTTTAAGCGTTTATTTACATTGTCAGGGCCAAGTTGTCCTCTTGTTACATCCACAATATAAGTAAAGCCATCTGCGCCTAGAGCTTCTCGCACACCTACTGTAAAGTCGCCTTCATTTTCGGTTGCCCCAAAGTCCCAAGCCCTAACTTGTTTCAATACATCTGCAGGCAAAGCCTCAACAATTTGAATATTGTCGGGCTTAAAAAAACCGCCTGCTGGCGGTGATGGCATTTGTCGATATTGCCCGGCAAAAACATACGGTGCAGCTTGCTCCATTTGTTTCAACTTTTGAATATTGTGTTTTGCTGGCCATAGTGCGGATCCGTCTTCCTGAATAGCTGAAAGACATAGATGCTCCCACACTTCACCGTTACCACCAGCTACAGGAACGCCGTCTTTTCTATCACCTAGCAACCATCCAGCTAAATCCTCTTCATGCAATCGCTGCATAATGACAATAATCGGCGTATCAGGTGAGTTAGTTCGTGACTCGAGTGTATTTTGAAACCAGTCAATCACACCTTCACGGATAGTTTTTGATGAAGCTTCATGTGCTTTATGTGGGTCATCAATAATAATGCAGCCACCAAAGCCTTTACGAAGTTTTCCCGCACCAAAACCGGTAATCGTACCGCCTGTACCAGTTGCATAGCAGACCCCGCCTTGAGAAGTTCTCCAGAAGTCTTTAGCCTTACTATCATCACGCAATGTAAGCTCAGGAAAGACTTTCCTATACGCCTCTTCTTGCACAAGAGTTCGTATTTGGAAGGCATTGTTTGCGGCAAGCATTGCCGAGTAACTGATATGAATAAACTCACAGTCAGGTTTCTTTCCAAAGCACCAAGCCATAAAATTAATTACAGCAATTTCAGTTTTAGAATATCGTGGTGGAACGTTAATAATTAACCGCTTTGTTTCACCGCGATAAACCTTCATCAAAGCTTCGCAGATTTCTAAGTGGTGCCAATTTTGCATCCATTTATAACCACGGCGCTCCTTAAACATGTACCTTGTGAAGAAATATAAATCTTCTTGCGCCTCGATCCGGATGGCTTTATCCCGAGCCGCATCAGTACTCATCTAAGACTTCCCTCCGCGCTTTTAAGTAATCTTCCATTGGAACTGGAATTTCAGAATTAACCGTTTGGACTGGTCCGCCGTCTTTGCCTGTTATTTCTTGACGATTAGTAAATTGACCACCGATGTCTTTAGCGGCTTGCTCAAGAATTTTTAACGCTGTTTTGACGTTTCTAGTCTTCTCAAGCTGTCTTTGGTATTGCTTCAATCGGTAGAACTTATTGGCAATTGGAATATCAATTAAGCCTTTATCAAACTCATCTCTGGTTTTTTCAAATAGTTCGACATACTTTTTGCTTAAGTTCTTACCAGCAACCTTTGTAGGGTCATAAGTTGCAACTTGAACACGATCTATATCAACGCCAAATTCCTGTTTAACGAGTTCAGCTACTTCTTGAGGTGTATCACGACAAGCAAGAGACTGAACTATAAAGATTTTCACAGGCTCTTTTAGTGTCGCCATAACTTCCTCATCGTATAACTACGTATAACAAAATGGGCAAAAAAAAGAGCCATTAGGCTCAATTGATTACACAGTTTCCGCAGCATTTTGAAATATCAAGATTCGAAACAAACGGCGGGTTTTTAGCTACTTCAATAAGCCGCTTAACGTTTTCATTTGCGCCCCAGCGTTTTACAACACCGATAAACTCTTCCACATCGTGACCAGCTAAATAATGTTTTGGTAAGCCAGTATGATCACTGTAAATAATCTCACCGTCCGAGTCTCGTTCTACTCCGATGTGATAAAGCTCATGTTCAAGCAAAGCACAGAACTCACTATCGTTTGCTTTTTCACAAAAGCTTGCATCGATAGTGATTAAGTAAACTGGAACGAATCCGAACCAGTCTCGCATCTGTTGTTCTTGTCTAGCTTTGCGCCAGCCACCAACATTGAACATGACTTTTTCACATTGGCCCAACACCATACGTTTAGCTCGTGTATATGCAGAAGATGCCCAAGCAAATGCTAAAAATTCTTCATTATCATGAAGCAGCTCAGCGATATGGTCATGGTCCGGGTTATGTAGAGGACCACCAAGCGTAAGAAAATTAGCAACAACCCATTTCTTTAAATCTGGTGCCGGTATTAAACGGATTGCTTCCTCTTCTTCAGCCTGATCAATAAAGTCTGGCTGCGGGAATGGTCTGATCTGATCCATTAAATATTTGCCTCTTCAAGTTTTTGAGCCACTCACTAGCGTATTCACTTCTTAACTGTACTGGTCCAGTATCATCGATCCTACATCTTGAAGCTGTCTCTATACGAACTACTGTATAGCCCATCTCCTCAGCTACGTCGTAACGATCAAGACTCCAAGCTTTATTCTTAAGCTTACCTTTTCGGCCACCTGACCATGGGCCTCCAGCAATTTCAACTAAAATACGATGCTCTATTAGATGAAAATCAAATCGCCAGTGCTTGGTTGATTTAATTTGGAACTTCTTTTCGTATTTAATTTCCAGAAAAACTAAAGCTTGAGTAAAGTCTTCCTCTGCTTCTAAATACTTTTGTGTAGCCTTAGGCAATGGTCTGCTTTTAGGTTTTGTTTTGGGCTCTTTTTTCCTTGTTAGCCAAAAATATTCTTTTTCATTCATATTACACCCATAAAAAAACCGCCCGAAGGCGGTGGCTAAACTCAGAGACAACTAACTATTTTTTTTTAAAGTTGATTTATAGAGCCTTGAATTAAAATAATCCGTAATCTCTTTACCTTCATTTTGAACCTTTTCCTCACTTAAAGGTAAAAAATCTAATTCAGACTTTAAATTCATAAACTCTGGAATAAATTTCTTAATTGGCGGAGGTGGTTTAGGTCCACCTTCTGTAATTTTTTCAATAAAACCTGCTAACCATAAAATGTATTCATCTTTTAAATTATGAGGAGGAATCAAACTCACATCTATTTTTACTTTACATTCATCTAATGGTCTACTGAACAATTCAACAAAATCAATAAAATTAAATTTTAATTTAAATTCTGTTCCCTCAATTTCTCTGCGTATACATGTCATAAGTAAGTTCATATTTTCAATACAGTCATGTGAAAATAATTCCTCATCTTTAATTTTGTTATAAACATTTTCCGCAAACATGAGATACTGTGGCATTTCAGCAGCTCCTCATTTTTATATAGTATTTTTTCTTAAGGTAGTCCTATTATAACAATGTTGCAACAAGAAATTTTCCATTTTTAGTTTAAGGAATTTTTTAAAATTATAAAGACGATTAGATTCAATAAATTAGTACAAATAAAAGCTATGGAAGTTTGATCTTTCTATTGAGCTTTAAAATGGATTATTGTGTTTAAATCATCAATTTAAAAAGCTTGCCTAGTAGGCAAGCTCCCCCTTTTTTTGATATTTGCGCTGATCAATAAGGTTTAGTGTTACTTAAAGCAACACACTGATAATACTGAAATATTTAAAAATAAAAAAGCCCACTTCCTATTTTTATTCAGAAATGGGCTTAGCGAAAAAAACGCTTAGACCTGAAATAGAAAATATCTATTCGGAAATATCTCCAACTTCATATTGGCATAATATTTAAGCACTAGCAATAGGGATTGAATTAAAAATATTAAATATTCATATTTAAATAGATAAAGATTTCTTTTTAAATAGTTTTATTTTTAGCCTACATAATTTTTTTACTTATCAAGAGTTATAAAGAATATGTGCCCATCAATAGGTAATACTTAATAAGGTCTTATGTGTAGTAACCATTAGGCTCTAGAGACTAAGAACTCAAACTGACTAAAAATAAAAAATAATTAATTTTCAATATTAATGATCATATACTGCAAAGTTATGTATATTCCAACTTCTCCATTGTTGAGTGCCTCATATAAGTCTTCATCAACGAAATCTCCAGATTCATCATATAGCCATTTATGAATTTGAATAATTTGTATATTCCCTTTTTTGTCTATTCTTGCTATTGGGTCTATTACGGACCGAACTATCACTTTCTTCTTCGTCTTAACATCGAGCAATGTGATAATTGTCATTTTAAAATCCTTATAAATATCCTGTATAACAACTACTCTCAATCAATAAAGATTTTTATATTTAAATTACTTAAATAGCAATCTTTTTCAATCTAAAAAATAAATTAAAAACACTTCAATAGTATGTGCCTATTAGAAAAGATACCTTAAATATTCTACTAGCAATAAAAAACCGCTTTAAGGGCGGTTCATCTAAAATTCACAGGTACTTAATGAAGATTTTTTTCTGTCTTTGCATCTTTCTGGGCTCACAAATTTTTCCAATAAAGTTAGTTAACCACAAAATACTTTCTTCACGATCTTCAAAATGAGGTATAAGGCTTAAATCTACTTTTATTTTGCGATCAGCTAAAGGCAAACTTAAACAATGTTCAAAGTCTATTGAGCTGTACTTCAATTTGAGTCTTTTTTCTGCAGCTTGATTCTTTATCTCAGCCATAATGCGATTTAGATTAACAATCAAATTATTTGAAATTTTATTATTTTCATATACCCGTTCGTAAACTGTCTCAGCTACATCAATGTAATTTATTAGCTCTACATTCTCATTCATAGCATTTGTACTCCGTTTTTTTAATTATTCTCCTAAAATCATGTTTATTTGAGTTACCTAATGCATCATCTAAGTAAATATTGTTTAAATTCGATTAATTTAATTTTAAATAAATTATTGAATTAATAATATAATTATTGGATTTTATAATATTTTTATAGATCTTTATCCTTAGCAAATTCAATTAAAATTTAATAAAAAGCCCCGCCAATAATCGATATTTAGCGGGGCCATTTGCGCCGTAATACGTCCGGCAAACGATAAAACTAGTTTTTAGGTGCTCTAAGGATATTTAGAACTTTCTCAGACATATCATGTAAGTCAGATCCAATTGGCAACCAGAAATGGAACACCGTATTGTCGCGGTTAAAAACTTGCTTGTAGTACTCAGTTTTAAAAGATGGGTCGATATCTGAAGCTTTTAACAATCGCCCTTCTTTTTCAATCTTTTGCCCGTCAAGTTCACCACCAACACAGATATTCATTTTAAGTACCAGATTTTAATTAGACTGGACTATAGCACAAAATAAAAAAGCCCACCGATTGGCGAGCTCTTAAATTCATTCTGGCGATTACTTTACATTTCGCCCATTTTAGAAATCTTTATACTCAAGTGTATACCCAACTGTCAAGCGTAAGTTTCTTGACTATCAGGAAGTTCAAAACGGAATGATCGAGAAATACGCGTTCTAATTTCATTTTCCCATTCAGCAACGATTGATTCTCCAAACAGCTCAAATTTCTGATAACTCTTTATATAAGCTGTTTTGGTTGCATCAATGCCAGCAATATTCATTTTCTCTTTCAACGTATATGGTCGTTTTCCAGTACCATTACATTTTTCACAAAACCTTGCCCCATTTGGAAAGCCATTTAAACCAAATGTCTCAATTTTACCCAACCCTTGGCAGACTCCACACATAGCCTTAACAAAAACATGGCCACGCAAAATAATCTCAGCCATACCTTTTGCCAGATTAGTAAGATCACCTTGGGCATTAGTAGGGGTAAATTTTTTCTTTACCATTTCTTTATGAATCTCTACCGCTAATTTATTTCGCGCTCTGAAAAAATTACCTGATTTAATCTCACCACGAACAAACTCAACCTTGCCCGGAATATCTTCAATACGGCGTTCAGTTTGAAAATTAAAGTCATACTTACTGTAAAAAGTTTCAGTCTGTTTTTGTGCTGGGGTAATTATTGCGATTCGCTCAAAATCAACCTTTTCAATCAAGACAGTGGCCCAAAGCTTTGCAGCTGGCGATAACAGCGCTAATTCACCTAAAACTACATCTTTAGAAATTTTCTTACCTTCAGCTTTGCCTTGAGCAATAGCAAGGCGAAGTAACTCAATAAAATCAAACTTTTCAACCAACATAATCGCCTTCCTATTTACCCTTAATTAATAATTCAATTTGCTTTAATGCCATACCGGATTTCACTTGCTCTGTGCTGAACCGTAAAACTGTAAAACCCATCATTGCTGCGGAGTTGTATTTCTCCATATCCCCTAAATAGCCCTTACCTCTTGTGTGACGGCCTCCGCTCCAGATCCCGCCTTCTACCTCAATCAAAATCTTTGAACCCTTTATTAAAAAATCTGCTCTCCATTTGCGTTCAGGATGGAACTTATATTCCTGTTCAAATCCAATCTTGCATGCTCTTAAATGCGTTGCCAGAACCACTTCACCCACACTTGGTTGTCTGGCAACTTGCTTTGCTGAACGGCGCTTTTTATTTTTCTTTATGGGAAATAACTTGCGGTATTCAGCAATGCTGACTGATGACATCAAGCACCACCTTTGAGCACTTGCTCTATAGCTTTAAGGGTTCGAATCATTGCCATTTGTAGAAATTCATGATTGCCGCGCATGTCTTCTTCAACATACTGCAAAGCATATTGAGTCTCTTTTAATGCCCCATCTAAACGCTTTTGCAGCTCCTCCACTTTCGCTTGTTGTTCTTTTTGAATCTCCCAAGCCCACTTTCCAGATTTACCCTCAAACTCACTCATGGCTGGCTCCTTTTTCTGCATCACACATTTCACATTTATCTATATGCCCCCACCCATCATCTCGAATGAAGCCAAACCCCTTACAAGCCTTACATTTGACTTTCTTTTTCTCACCCACCAAGAAATATCGATCTTTCTGGTTGTAGGTAATATCAATAGAACCTGAGTAATAGCGCCTTAACGCCCCATCAATATGAAATTCGTGTGGACCTACACAAAACATCCACCCCGAATCCCCGCCGCACTTTGTAAACCATGTGAAATATGCTTCTCTCCATTTCACATAACGGCCAGACAGATGAGGAGTCAACAATTCAATTAAACGTGCTCTAAGCATCTCCATGCTTGCTGACATATCTCCATAGTGATATTCAAGATCGTAGCTATACTCGCCTGTGTTATATCTAGTTGGCATGAGATTCACCGCCTCCGTATATTGATTCGTGGTCGCGGATAGCAGTCATCACACGCTTAATTGAAATGGAACCATCTGGAATGAAGTCGCAAAAATCATCAAGAAAGCTCAATCTCCCATTTCCCACCATGCGAACATGCGTGTAACCAACATGCTTATCTGTCGTAATGAATGCAGGCGTTAGCTTCTCAACTCCACCTAAATCGTTGATGATTTTCAAAGACTCCACCAGACGTTTAAGCTCAACCAAATCTACAAAATACTTCTCACGATCTGCTGGGCTGATTTCTACACTTTGACCACATTGGAACTCATAACCCTCGTTCCATTCAGTTGCGTTATCGGGTGCTGAATCTACGATTTCCTTCGCGTATTGCAGTCCTTTATCTCTAATCAATTTAGTTGCTTTCATGGCTGGCTCCTTTCTCATCAAGCTCTTTACGCGCCAACCACCACCAAACCACCGCACCGCTAATAGCTGCTGTAAAAAATGAAATGAGTAAACCCCACGCTAAAATCTCGAATTTATTCATACATTCGCCCCATCAATTAGCTGAAGAATATTTCTAGGGATTGGCATACCCTCCCGACGGCACATCTCTGCGTATTCGTGTGGATTATCGAAAGGATCAGGGCCCAACTCTTTTATAAGCTCAGGCTCTTTTTCTTTTGCCTCAAGTTTTTGAACTGGTGCAGGTTTACGACCATTGATTTTTAATCTTTCCATCAATGATTTGAGATGCTTTTGAGCCTCGTCATTGCTCACAGGAACGTGTTTAGGTTCTTTGTGTTCTAGTTGTAGCGGTGGAGTGTAAAACTCTTGCTGACGGCCTTTTAACTGAGCTTTAGCAACCATCACGTTGTAGGTCCCGAAGAAATTATCTTGAGCTGCTCGCATTTGGCCGGCTTCGATCAAATACATAACCTCGTCTAAGGCGTACTTAGTGATTTGGGTAATAACCACGGAACGGTCAGTTGTAAACTTACATGCGCGAGACCAAGCTTCTTCTGGAGACATCCAACTTTCACCGATACACCAGGTGCGAAACTCGGCAAATGACGGCATAAAGCGTCCACCTGCTGTAAGTAAACGAGCAAGTGCGTTGTTAAATTGGTTTTGTTGAACGCCAACCAGTGTTTTAAGTGCGATTTGCTCAACCACTGACAGAGGAATTGCACTTTCGCCTGTTGCTGGAAATTGCTTATTGAACTGAGCAGCGTAAACAGTGCGAAGAGAAGCGATTAATTGACGCACTTCGTTCAAGGTAATCTCATGCATGACCTACCTCCTCAATCATTGGAAACTTTTTTGCTGGGGTTACATCCACGATTTGAGATTCGCTCTGTTCTTCAAAAAGATTAGCGAAGTAACCCGACTCTTGTGGTTTTTGACCAGCTGAATTGATTTGCTCTTGTTTCTTGCGGTTTGCAGCAACTTGTTTCTCGTTGTTTTGAACCCAAGAGAACCACTTAACCAACCAGATGCTTGGTGTATTCAACGAACTTGATTCGTTTGCAAAGTACCAGTCACCGAAATTTTGAATCATGGTTCTCAAGTCGATTTCAGGTACCGAAACAAATCTTTGTTGAGCAAGTGAGATGAAATCGTATTGAAACTCGCTGTATTCAGAAATGAATTCACGCATTGAATAGCGTTTGTGATCATCGATCTGATACTGAGCAAATTGAATTGGAGTTAATTGCGAATTTTCTCCACGCGTATTACTACTACTATCAATAATTGGTTCTTGGTTTATGGTTAATGGTTTATGGTTATTGGTTGGTTGCACATCCGTTTGTTCTTCGTTTAACGGATTTTCAACGACCGTTGAATTTTCGTTAGACGCTTGATCATCTTTTGATGAATCACTGTTGGACGAGCCTTTCTTTTTCGCTGCACGTTTTGCAGCAGACGCCTTACCAGCCTCACTCGCTTGTTTCTTTTTCCCGTGATATTCAGCAATTTCTCGTTCACAACGATTATTGCGATAAACACCTTCTTCAAGAATGAAAAACTCATCAAGTACATATTTGAGAGCTTCTTTTTGCTCTTCGGTAGTACATTGCAAACGACGTGCTAGACGATCAATGCTTGATGCATCAATCGCCTTTTCTGTGTCGTAATACATATCTAATAAGTCGCGGTAAATCGCACGCTCAATTAAACTGAGGTGGCGAGTCGCATTGTTGAAGTCACCAATATGGTGTTGGTAATAGTTCATGCGGCCCTCTCTTTTAATACTTTCTCAAAGCGTTCTTGCTGCAATTCGTAATATTGAGGATTCAATTCACACCCTAAATAATTACGGTTATGCATTAGTGCTACAGCTGCTGTTGTTCCGGATCCCATGAATGGGTCAAATACAACATCATTGACTCGAGATCCTGCTAATACACATGGCTCGATTAAGTCCATTGGAAATGTTGCGAAATGAGCACCCTTGTATGGCTTTGTAGAAACTTGCCAAACACTGCGCTTATTACGAGTAAGTAAGTCATACTCGCTTTCTGATCTTTCTGATCTATGAGTTCCATATGCTTGATTTGGAATAACAGCAGCTCTCTTACTATTTTTGCGTTTAAAACTATCGCGCGAAGATCTCGAGTAAACGGCTTTCATTGGACCGTTATGTTTCATCACGGCACGAGTACTGCCATGTTGTTGATCAAGATTTTGGGAAAGTCTTTTGATTGAGCTTTCTGCAACCGGTTCTTTAATTGCTACGTGGTCAAAATAATATCTACGTGATTTACTGAATAAGAAAATATACTCATGTGCTTTGGTACAACGATCAGTAATACTTTCAGGCATTGGGTTCGGTTTATGCCAGATAATATCTTGGCGCAAATACCAACCATCAGCTTGTAGAGCAAAAGCTACTTTCCATGGAATACCAATTAGATCTTTCGGCTTTAAATTTGATTGGGCTGCATTTTGCTTAGGAAGAACTAGTCCTTTAGTTTTTGGATTCTTACCGTCGTTTAAACCTGTACGTGTCATGCCCCGACCAGAACCCGCATAACTGTCACCAAGGTTTAGCCAAAGTGTGCCATCTTCATGGAGCAGCTCTCGCACTAAACGAAAAACTTCAACCATGTTTTGAACGTATTCATCAACGGTATTTTCTAAGCCTAATTGACCATCAACACCGTAATCACGTAAACCAAAATATGGTGGTGAAGTTACGCATGTTTGAGCTTTTAGCCCTTCCTCAATCATTTGTTTCATCAATGCGCGGCAATCACCAAATAAAATTTTATTCATGCTTCACCGCCTTCTTTAATCTGAATGTATGTGCTACCCAAGAAGCGAATACGATCAGCACGGCTAAGGCTACTAATAATTTCCTCAGCATGGTTGTACGTAATACGATGCTGACGCACTAAAACCTCTTTAAATTCATCTCGCTTTACAGCTGCATTTTTAGTATCAGCTTTGATTCGCTCTAGGTTTTCTTCACACTTTTTGATTAATGCTTTAAGTGTGTGGAGAGCCGGTTCAAACCAGCTCTGGATTATTTGTTCTTGATTTGATAGATTATTCGTGTTCATTTGATCCACCTCATTTGAATGCCTAGAAGCCTGATCTCGACCATCAGGCTTTTTTAATTTCTAGAATTTGGGATTCTGGGTTTACCCCGATCTTCCCTAGTAATCCTAAACGCTCCCTTTTCTTCCTATTTTTTCAGCTCTTTCAAGCATTAAGCTAACCTCATGATATTCACCCATAAGGGCTTTTTCTAAGAGGACCACAGCTTGATGTGCATACTCATTTCCACGGACATCCGCAATCAATCTCAAACGCTCCATCATGTCAGGGAGCATCTTCAAACGAAGATCTTCTTTTTCGAGGCTCATGAAACTCTCTTAAATGGTAGTGTTGGTTCTTGTTCAAGCAGCTTAAAAGCAGCAGCTTCAGGCACAAATTCACCCCACTGGTAAACTGCTTGACGGCTAATTTTTAAGATTTTTGCGATTTTTGGCGCATTGAACCGAGCCAAAACATCTGATGTTTTCATCTCAATTCGCATATTAATTCCTAACTTCAACTTTACTTTGTCAAGTCTACTTTACGTATAAATGTTTAGCAAGCTTTGCAAATGAAAAGTTAAGATTTCTTTACATTTTACATATGGCAATAGCCATGAGATTTACACTATGAGCACTCTACAAGAGCGAATGTCTTTAGCTATAAAACACTATGAGTCTGAAACAGGTAAAAGATTCAAGAATACTGATTTAGCTAGATTTGCAGGCGTTAGTAGAGCTAATGTCGGGCTATGGGTAAATGGGCCAACACAAGAACTTGAAGGCTCAAATTTAGTAAAAGCTGCCGAGTTTTTGGGGGTTTCTAAAGATTGGCTTGCTGGTCAAAGCAACAAAATGGATGCTACAAAAATTGATAATAATGTCTCCAAGAAAGTAGCAAAATTAGCACCTGTTCTTTCATGGGTTCAGGCTGGAACCTTTACTAATGTGCAATCAGTGGATCTATCTCAAGTTGAAGAGTGGCTCCCTTTACCAGATGAATGCACTAATTGTTTTTATCTAAAAGTTCAAGGCGTTAGTAATCAACCTGACTTTCTAGAGGGTGATTACATTCTTGTTGACCCAGATGTTTACTACAGTGACATGCAATCTGGCGATATGGTTGTGGTCCGAAGATTTGAAGATGCAACTTTTAAAAAGCTTGTTATTGAGACAGATGGATCTCGTTATCTACAGGCTCTAAATCCTAAATTTGAACCAAATATCATTCCTTTGGATGAGCATTGTTATTTCGTAGGTCAAGTGGTTGACTGCATGCGATATACATATAGAGCAAAAAGAAGAACTAGACCAAATTGATAAAAAACGTGGCCCGACGCAGAATTTTAGAATTGATCGGGGAAATTATTATAGATTATTGAGGGAATTCAAATGAGTATAACTGTCTTACCTAGCACTGCATACATAACTTCTCATGAGTTAATTAGTGGTGGGGTGATGGGAGCAACAAGAAAAGCTAGTATTGAATGGGATGATGGGTCATTGCGTAAGTGCTACGTAAAGGTATATCCAAAACAGGACAGGATAAGAAAAATATTCAATGAATTGACTGGATTTTTAATAGGTAATGCTTTGGGTATATTGCAGCCTGATAGTGCTGCCCTAATGCCATTAAACCAATTGTTTTATGCTGATTATGGGCTAAATACTGCTAATGAAGAATCTGAGACCTGGGCATGGGTTACTTCTGAATGTGGGCAAAGCGTATCTGGAATCTTTCAACTTAATAAATCCCAAGCTTCTCTAGAGAGAAATATTGAAGACACAAAAAATAAATATATTAATGCAATTTCATTAATATGTGATCAAAAAAATATTCCTCAAATAATCGCTTTTGATGATTTCATTGCAAATGATGACCGGAATATTGGAAATCTAGTGATGACAGGAAATGGCAACATGGGAGTAATAGATCATGGAGAAATTCTAGGTAGAATAGATTGGATAAAAAATCTAACTCAGCTTGACAAAAGTCAATTTTTCTTCAATAAATTGCTTTATATTCTCGATCAGCATAATGCTATTAAGCAGCAAACAACTTTTACAGTTAAAAGTAAAGCAGTAGAAGCTATTGGTGAGCACGAGCAAGCTTTTGTTTCTATACAAAAGCAATTACTCACCTGGTGGAAAAATATTCTTGAAATTTCAGACATACCTGAAACTGATCATCCAAGATACTTGGATCATTTATTTGATTTTTTGCACTACCGTTGCCAACAACCTAGTGCACTATTTGCCAATCGAATAGGACTGGTGGCTTAAATGTCTTTACTTGAACGTCTATCTAAAGCAAAAACAACACCTTTATTAACTGGTGAATGGATGACAATAAAGTGGACGCCAGATCCAACAACACGCGAGTGTTTTAATCTTGGTGTTGTATTGAAAACAGAAAATGAGATTTTTGTTCGCACTATTGATGGTGATAGCTTTAATAGATTCTCATGTATGTTTGGTGAGGAGATGAAATTTCATGCCCAACGCATTACAAAACTTGCAGAATCATGGGCTAATGAAGGCTGCCTAGAATTATCAAGTCAATTGATTTTTGATAATCATGGGTTTATTCGAGGCAAAAGCGGAAGTCAGCTTATTGATCATTTATTTGATATAGCTGTTCCTTTGGGTCGTCCTATTATTGCTAAAAAAAGAAAAAACTCAGGATTTAATGCTTTTAACTTTCAACAGCTCAGTAATAGTTTATTGGATGAATTAAAGCGGCAAGATCATGATGGATTTAGCTTTAATAAACTTATACCAAGCTCTCGCTATATTGAAATCAATAATCAAAATATTCATGCTCCTTTAAGACCTGTAGATAGTGATGCTGTTGGTAATTGGGCAAGTGTTGTATTTTCTGATCCAGCAAGAATTAGAATTGATTACTTACAAGCGATCAATGATTTAAGAACAGCATCAGATCACTTAAAAAAGAAACCATATCTATTTATTTTAAAACCTGATAGCGACAATCTGGAGCACTTAACACCATATAGAATCGAACAGATCGATGAGATTGTTGACAAATTAGATAGTACATTGAAGCCACAAGGTATTGAGTTGTACAGCTCAACATCTCTAGAAGGTCTGGCAAGTGAGATATATGGGTGGGAAAAAGAAGTAGCCTAACCATTTCAATACTATACCTAACCCACCACCACGGTGGGTTTTCTTTTTTATCAAAATAAAATGTTTAGTTTAGTTTACATTATTTTGTAAATCACACTTTACATATTTAATTTTGTAAAGTAATCTTTACCTCGTAGACTATAAAAAAGCACACCGACTCTTCTACCTTCCGATGTGCTTTTGCAAAACTGCGAGATTAATTATGAACGTAAAAGCTACCCCTTTCAACTCATTTGCATTTGTCAGCATGGCTGCTCTTGCAATCTCTGGTGGTTCTTTAGTTGCTTGCCAATTGCAGCCAGCTTTCCAAACAAAAGAAGCACCTACTCTTTTTACACCTAAAACTCAACCAAGTACTTACGGTGTGTTAACCGCGAAAATCACAAGTAAACATTCTGGCGTTGCTGTCATCAAATTAGATAGCTTCCGTTTAAACGTTAGCTTTGATTTTGAAGCTCATCCAGACAGCTACGGCGTTCCGGGTTCTGAATTCACCGCTGTTGATATTACCCAACTCACAGTAAATGAAATCACTGATGTTAATGGTAAGTCATATAACGATTTCACCGAATTTGAAGACATCCGCAACATCAATGGCCTTCTTAAAGGCTTCATCGAACGTAACAAGTTGGTGGAGGCTGAACATGTCTAATTTCAAAAAGCACCCTGACGGCTACAAGTCTTATTTGGGCCGTGATGATAAAGGTCTTTATTCCGTACGTATTAAGTGGGCTATCTATGCTGCAAACGCTAACGGCTCAGTACTTTACGAAATTAAAGATGGCGTTAAAAAGCCACTTAATGTTGAGCAATTTAAAGCTAAGGAACCAAAGATTTTCGCTTCTCTTATGCAAGTAATCGACTTCCAACGCAGAAAGCAGCTCGCTATAAAACTGCGTGAAACAAACATTCCTACTTATGACCGCAAAGCTTATAAAACTAAGCGCGGCTTCACTGGCTCAAGATAAGGATAATAAAATGGCTCTACCGATTATTACTGCTGACCAAACTTTATTGGTTCAAGCAATTATTGTGTACCTATACGCGGATCCGGGTTTAGGTAAATCATCGATGGGCTTTACTGCGGAAAAAGCAATTTCTTTTGACTTTGACCGTGGTGCTCACCGTACTGGTGAATTACGTCGTGGTGCAGTTGTACAGGTTCAACAATGGAGTGATGTTGCAAACCTTACTCCGCAGGACTTAGCACCATATAAAACTGTTGTCATTGATACCGTGGGTGCAATGCTTGAATGCATTAAAACCCACCTGTTACTTACGGCAAATAACCGTCAAAAAGATGGTTCTTTAAAGTTAAAGGCTCAAGGTTTAGCGAACCAAACGTTCAAGCAATACATCAATACTTTGATCAGTTTAGGTAAAGATGTTGTTTTCATTGCACACGCATCAGAAGATCAAAACGGTGATCAAATTATTTACCGACCAGATCTAGGTGGTAAAAACCGTAACGAGCTTTACCGTATCGCAGATGTCATGGGTTATCTAACAACTGTTACTACTGGTGAAGGTAAAAATGCCCGCGTTATTAATTTCAAACCTTCGCCTACACATCATGCGAAAAACTCAGGTGCTTTAGGCGGTGAAACCGGTGAAGTATGGGTACCTGATCTTAAAGCACACCCTACTTTCTTGGCTGACCTGATTACTCAAGCTAAAGATCACATTAACACCTTAACGCCTGCACAACTTGCAGCAGCTAAAGCCCAAGAAGAGCTAGAAAACTGGAAACAAAGCTGTGAGGAAGCAGAGCATGCAGGTGACCTTAATCAATTAACTGAGTCGCTTGATAAAGAACATATGTATTACCAGAACATGCGCCAAGCAATGTTAATGAGGGCTAAAGCATTGAATTGCACGTTTGATAAGCAACGTGGCACTTGGATTAGTCCACCTGAATTTAACGGTATCTCAGATCAACAAAGAGATGAACTTCAAAACTTTATTGCTGAACGTGGCCTCGATGTAAAAACAGTTTGTGAGCACTTAGGTATCGATGCCCTTATCCAAATTGAAGCGGCAAAACTTAAGGCAGTTAAACAAGAAATTGAAACCTTAGCGAAAACGGGGATGACAGCATGAAAAATATTTTAACTGCTCAAGAAGCATTTGCAGCACTTCAAAAAGGTAAAACTGTTCTATGTCGTCCTATTGGAGACATGTTGGACTTTTCTGACTTAGATCAATTCCCCGCTTCTGTTTTTGGTAAACCGGGTTTTGAATTCTGCATCAAAATCGAAACTATTGAGCTGGCTGGCATTACATTCACAAAGCCATTAACTATTGATGAATATGAGGAAGGACAGGATGTTTTTGTAATTACTACATATTCGCCTTCTATTTACGTCGTGAATTTTAGAACCACCGCATTAATTGAATCTATTAATAGCGGCTTTGTTCAACGTGATGCAGAAAACGCCAAGCTTCAATTAAAAGCACTATCTAAAGCGTTAGGTTTTGAAGTTAGTGACGATTTTAGTGTTATTCGCCTAGGTGACGAACCAAAGAAACAGCGTGCTAAGAAATCAAAAGGTGCACAGACAGTAGTTGTAGAAAAGACTTCTGAAATTGTTGATGAAGTTAAACAACCTACAATTGTTATTACTGAGCAAACAAATGTAACTACTTCTGAAGACTCATTGGTGCAATCCGAAGATATTTCAGAAAATATAGGATCAGCTTTAGATAGTGCGATTGTTATTACAGAACAACCTTATGTGTCTTCACCTGAAGATTTTTTAACTCAGCCTACACCTGAGCAAGAAAAAAACAATGAGTATCAGCAAACCCTAGATACTCTTCTACAGCGTGTAAAAGAGTCAAAAACACCTGCAGAAGTAAATGCGGTTTATCGTTATACCCGCACATGGGATGACGAACAAATGAAGCCTATCCTTCTCGCCACTCACAAACGTCTTGAAGAGCTAGAAAAAGAAAAGGCATCTGCTAATGAGCCACCCTCTTTAATGGTTCAAATCCAAACTGCACCAGACCTTACAACGCTAGATGCTTTGGAAATAGACGTGGCTGCACGAGATCCGCAGATTCAACCGAAGCTAATGGGGTATGTGAGAAAACGCCGCTATGAATTAGAGAATCCTACACCTACTCAACAAGAATCTACCCCTGATTATTTATTAGTGGACGGTTTCTAACATGAAAGATCAGTACAAGAAAGTGAGCCAAAAACACATGCTTGGTTTTATGTACTACTTGCAATTGCTGGGCTACGTAATAGTCCGGCAAGGCATGGACCAAGCAATGTTTCTAACAAAGCATTATGCGGTACCAGTTGCTTGGCGGCGCATAACGATCGACTATCACAACCGATTAAATAAACCTGCCCAGCAGCTTTATAGAGAGTTTGTTGAGTGGACTAAAGAAGAATATTTGAGGGCTTAAAAATGGAAGTAAGAATTAAATCTGTAAATGGCTCAAGTCCTTTACCAGCAAATTTACAAATGGATGTTGTTTATAAAGCTGTTCGCATAGATGCCAATCGAATGAAAGTAACTTGTGATGATGGTCAAGTGATTACAACAAGCATTTCAAAATCTGGTTATTTGGGCGATTGGGGTGAATGGGAAATTTTAAGTGAGGATTCTCAACAATGAGCAAAGTTATTGGTGAAGTTAATTTGAGCCCTAGCCGTATTGAAGGTACTCCGGATCAGGTGGCTCTTCATATTTTTGAAGAAATCATTTGTCCAAGTACTGAGGAGCTTATCAAAAACAATCCGGAAGCTGCAAAAGTTTTTGCATATCACATTTTTGGTTTAGCACTGTCTCAGCTTGCAGAATTCCATTCAACTAAAAGTTTAGATAAAGCTGTAACCGTTACCCTTCACAACCTTTTGCGTCAATTGAAGAAAGAACGTAATGAGTTGAGGAACTAAAGGATGAGTGGATTAAAAGTTAAAACATGTGATTTTTGTGATGACGGGAACGGTGAATGCATTTTCCCCTATTACGGCCTTGCCCCTCATATTCATACGAAGCCAATTGGCGGTACTGAATTTATAGATGTTTCATTACCTGAAAACTTCTGTCCTGATGGGGATGGTTTAGGCATGTATACACATTGTCTGAATTGTGGGGGTGACGGCACCTATGAGGGTACTCAATTAGAAGTTAAAGCGGAAAGTAAGGAGGAGTAAATGTTAAAAGATCTGAGAAATCTATCTGATGCAGAGCAACAAGAATATTTGGATCGCTTCATAATGGCTAATGAAGAACAGAAGTTTCCTCAAGAGGTTGTAGCACTTTATTTAGATTGCTCGCCTTGGACATTAGCTAGAATGCGTTGTGATCAATCATCACTGCCTTTCTCGAAAATTGGGAGACGTGTTTCATATAAAAAGAAAGACGTTTTGAAATATGAGCAAAGCAAGACTGTGCTTAATACAGCACAGCTTGCAACAGTTTAAGGCGGTTAAACCGCCTTTATTTCTTTTAATCTTTCTGCCCAAACAGATTGGTAATTAAAGCAATCAATCTTGCCTTGATACACCGCTTCAATCATGTTCATTGAAGCTCTTAATTCCTCATCTGGAATTTGAACATATCCACCTGTCACATCAATTCTTGGTTTAGCCGTGTGATTAAGAAGTCTTTTTGTCACATAAATATTAAATCTTAAAAGGTTGCATATAGTGGCAAATGTACGGCGGAAATCATGCATTGAAACGTAATAGTCAACTTCTTTACCCACTCTATTCAATAATGTATCTACCTTAGTCGCATGCATATTCCACGAAGTAGGCATCTTAGTAGCTGGGAAAACCCAATCGTTTTCTCTTAATAACCAACGTTCACGCAAAATACTGTGTAGATGATCACCAATAGGAAAAGTATGATCTGAACCATTTTTGGTATCTCTAAAAGTTAAAGTACCATTTTTAATATCTACATCAGCCCACTTTAAGCAACATGCCTCCTGTTTACGGCATCCCGTATACATGCACATCAATACGATATCCCGATGCGTGTTTGACCTAGCAGTATTTTCCAGATTCAACTCATCTTCATAATGAAGCACCGCATTGTAATATTTGTGAATGATGTCTTTATGGAGATGTCTATCCCTACTTGCTATTTTATTCCAACCTCTGGTTACGGAAATAATGTCAACTGGATTACTTTTAAGAATCGGGTTCTCATCTGTTGAATAAAGAACATGAATATACTTCCATAAGGTACCTAAAAGAGATACAGCACCATTTGCTGACGACTCACTTACTTCTGATACCTCAATAAATCGATCCAGTACTTCTTGCTTAGATATCTGGAAAAGCTTTTTGTTGCCCCACCCCAAATATAAATCAAAGTACTTACGGTACTGCCTAATTGTTTTTGGCCTAAAGTCATTTCTATCAATATAAATTTGAAGAGCTTCATTCACTGTAATATCTAAAGGATTAGCAACATTCTTTAATTTGATAGGCTTTTCATATTCATTGTTTGAAATTTTCGCCAGAATCATCTGAGCTTTTGCTCGAGCATTTGTTGCAGGAATATCGGTAGTTTTACCAATTGTCACTCGATAGAGTTCACCTTCATGCCTCCTTTCAACAATATAGGTTTTACTTTTATTAGTTACCCGAACAGCAAAACCGATCAGTTCTGCATCTCTATATATTTTTTGACCTTTTTCAGTTAATGGAATAGCATCAACAGTAGATTTGTTGAGTTTCAT